GACAGCCGACCGCTCCTATTTCTTCGGGCCTGTGTCTCTCGCCGCTGTGTTTGGCGGGACGCTGCCGCCGAAGTTCGTGTTCTTCGTGACGCACAATCTGCGGACGACAACGCCAACCGGCGTGGCGCTCAATAGCACCGCCGGAAATCACCAGATCCGTATTCAGCCAGTTTTCCAAACGGTGAACTGATGCGCTTCGAGCATCCATCGCTTCGCCAGGGCCTTGTCTTCGCGGCTTGCCCGTCGCTCGGTCTTCCGTCTGCGCTGATCGAAGAACGAACGCAAGGCAACCACGCGCCCATCGGCGGATTGGTGTCTGAGGTTCAGAATGGATTTCCGTGCGTGTCCAGCAGGCTAAACGGTTCGTCTGTCTCGCGCGCCGTGATTCCTCTTTCAGGCGACATAACTGCTTCGATGTCGTTCTTTGGGAAGCAGGACAGCCTGTTGAGTCAGTTTACTGTTCTCGGGGGGCTGGCCGCGTCAGGCGCGACAGCATCAGGGTTTTCTGTGGCTCAGGTTAATGGAGTTATTCGCGCAGAGTTCACAGGGGTAAGTTTCGCCTCGACTGCGATAGTGATAACGCTTGGGCAGTGGTTTCACTTCTGCATGGTAAAGACTCCTGGCCCAATCAACACGACTACGCGGCTGTTTGTTAACGGAACTGAGATTGCTGGTACTGGCTCAACCAACACTCCCAACGTAGTTGCCAGTAGGTTTTGGTTTTGCGACTACGGTGCGAATGTCGGCGCTTTTCGCAGGACGGTCGCGCTAGACGACATCCGCATCTACAACCGCGCCCTCACCCCAGCCGAGATCCGCCTGCTCGCCTCCCGTCGCGGGATCGGGCTGTCGCCCCTGCCGGATCGGGCGGCGGGGATGCCAAGGAAACTGTCGATCAATGTCGGGGGAACGTGGCGGCCTGCCGATGCGTACGTCCACGACGGGACGGCGTTCCGCTTGAGCGAGGCCAAGATCAACGTCGGCGGGGTGTGGAAGTGAAACGCGCACTCATCACGGGAATCACCGGGCAGGATGGCTGGTATACTCAACGACCATCTGCTATCTAGACAGGAACTTTCATGCTGACTTACTTTGACGCCGTCGAGCACCTGATTGTCGCTTCGTTTGGAGGACCTCAAGATGCCGAGCAAAGGGACATCCGGTCAGCGATCCAGCGTGCCTACAACGAGGTGTGCTGGCTGAAGGACTGGCAGTTCACGCAGACGCACGGACGCATTGTGTTTGCCCCGCACTGGTCCGGGACTGTCACGTACGACGCCACAACCCGCACCGTGACCAGGGTGTCTGGAGACGCTTTTCCGTCCGACGCCATCGCTCGCGAGCTTCGCGTCAACAACGTCATCGCAAAGGTGGTGACTCGGGTGGACAACAACACGCTCGTTCTCGACGAGACGCTGTGTTTGCCGAAGGACTACCCAGACGCCACGCAGGCCATGCTCTACCGGACTGTCTACCCGATGCCCGATGACTTCCGGAACATCGACCCCCCAGTCAACGAGGTGCGGTACACATCGCTCATGTACGTGTCTCCGGATGCGGCCATGAAGATGGAGCGGGCCCAAATCCTCCAGGGACCACCTTCGTACTGGACGATCTCGCCCGACCCTTCCCCGAGCGGGTACGCCATTCGGATCATCGGTTACCCGGTGACCGTGGCCTCGCTCGACTTCACCTATCGCCGGGCCTGTCGAACGCTTCGCCTGTCCGGGCACGAAGCTGCATCCCGGCAGGGAACCATCTCGGCCGCGGGCACAGCGGTCACGGGGAGTGGCACGGCGTTCAACGCTTCCATGGTGGGATCGGTGCTTCGGGTTGGCGGGGCAGACTACCCGCAGTCGCTTTCCGGCATCGCCCCGTACATGGCCGAGAGCAAGATCACCGCCGTGGCCAGTGCCACCTCGCTGACGGTTGCCGACGCGGTATCGGCCAGTGGTGCCAAGTACCTCATCACGGACCCCGTGGACGCACCGCCGGGCATGCACAACGTCATCCTGAGTGCGGCCGAGTACTGGCTGTCAAGGACGCGTGGGGCCAATCCCGACAAGGTGTTCCAGATGTACCAGCGAGACCTTCGGCTGGCCATGGAGAACGACGCCATGGCTCGGCAGCAGTGGGATTCTCGGACGGTGTGGGACCCGCTTGGCTGGCGTACTCCGCTGATGGCAGACAACTTCGACGGAGGCAACGCATGAAGTGGGCTGGACTCGTCACCAACGCCTCGCCCTATGAGGTTCCGCAGGGCTGTGCTGTCACGCAAGTCAACCTCCAAGTCCTGGCTCCGGGACAATTGACAGTGCGCCCCGGCCACATGCCCGTCAGCTTTGCCTCGACCAGCGGATCGACGTCTCGGATCATCACGGCGTTCCGCTACCCCAAAGATACTGACGGCGTGGTATACCAGGACGCTACTGGACGGGTGTTCATCTCCAGGGGCCCAAGCTAATGCAACTCGCAGCCCGCACGACCGGTGGGGTAAACAGCTTCATGCTGCTCTCGGGAGGCAGCGGATACACCTCCTCTCCCACCGTGAGCGTCAACGCTGCCACCGGGAGCGGGGCGACGGTTGTCGCGGTCATGGGCGGGACGGTCGTCAAGGACCTCCAGGTCATCTCCTCTGGAAGCGGATACTCCGGGGTCACCCTGTCCTTCTCGGGCGGCGGCGGGACCGGTGCGGCAGCGACGGCATCGGTGTACACCGGCTCCCTGCGTCCCATGTCGCTCCTCAAGGGGCGGTTCAACGACGTCTATGGCTTTGACGGGATGGGGCGTGGTATCCGCTGGGACGGCTCGGCCACGGCTGCTGTTCCTGTCGGGATCGCCAAGCCCGTTCGCGGACCATCCTTGACCTACGGCACGACGGCCAACTACTACGTGAGTGCCATCCAGGTCCAGACCCCAGGGGCCGGGTTCAACCAGACTCCGACCGTGCAACTGATCGGCGGCAGCTACTCCCGGCAAGCGAAGGCTTTGGCCAGGGTGTCGATTGGGCGGCTCCAGTCCGTAACGCTGACCGACAAGGGGGCCGGGTACGTCTCTGCTCCGCTGGTCGTCGTCAGCGGCGGTCAGGGGTACGGTGCGTCCCTTGGCATTGGCATCCTTGGCAGCGTTGACTCGGTGGAGATCACCAACCGAGGGGGTGGCTATGTCGCTGGCGACGTCATCCCTGTGGTGTTCTCGTCTGCCCAGGGACTGACCAACGCCGTGGCAACCATCACCGTCGACAGTGACGGTGGCTTGGGGTCGGTGCAGATTCTCGGCAACGGCACGGGAGCGACCACCGAGGGCGTGACCGGGGCGATCACGGCAATCACCGGAAGCGGTGGCTTGGTCAAGGTTAACATGGCGTACCGCGTTGCCAGTGTCACGGCTGCCTCGTCCGGCACGCTGTACATCACGCAGCCCGTCGTGTCTTTTCGTGCCGCCAGCCAAGACCCGCTTGGGTTCGGTGCCGCCGCAACGGCCTACGTCAACAGCACTGGCAACATCACGGGCGTGGCTGTGTACCAGGGTGGCCAGTACTCGGCTCGACCCGAAGCCCTGGTGTACGACACTTCCGCCCGAGCCACGGCGACCATCCGATCCAACTTCCGAGGCGTCTACAACTGTGCCATCCGGTACATCGACGACACTCCCGAAGGGCAGAACGGCCCGGCACCGTCATCCATCTCCGAGCTTGTCGAGCTTGACGTTGGCGACTCGGCGTCGTCCATCACGTGGACCTTCAACCACGGGACCATTGACAGCCGCGTCACGGCGATGGAGTTGTGGAGGACATCGGCCGACCAGTCCGTGATCCTGTACCGGATCGCCACCATCCAGCGAGCGAACTTCAGCACGCCGTACGTTGACACCGTGTCCGACGAAGACTTGATCGACGTCACGAGGATCAACTACGGGCTCATGCCGGTGACCATGCCGTCCGGCCAGTTGAACGCTCGTCGGTTCGAAGTGCCGCCCGGCAACTACAGCGTTGCGGTCATGTTCCAGGACCGGGCGTGGTTCGCGGTCGACACCACGGGTGAGAAGCCAAACTCGCTCATGTACTCGGAGATTGACGAGCCAGAGTCGGTGGCGGCAAGCAACGAGCTTGTCCTTCAAGAGAACACATCGGAGCCCGACCGCATTGTGGCCCTGGTGCCCCTGGCGACGGTCTTGCTCATCTTCCAGCAGTACCACTGCTATCGCCTTGCATACGTGTCGCAGCCAGTCATCGACGCCTCGCTGACGCTCACGTGCTACCGGGGAATCCTCAACAGCCAGTGCTTTTCCACGATCAACGGCGTCGTGTTTGTCGCGGACAGCATGGGGATGTACGCCTTCGACGGGTCTCGGGAGGAGCCCATTTCCGTCCCGGTCGACAACTACTGGCGGGATAGGATCGTCGACTTCAGCAAGAGCGACCTGTTCCACGTGTCGCAGGACTACTCCCGTCGCGTGGTCCGGTTCCACTACTGCCGGTCAACGGACACGCTGCCCGTGCGAGCCCTGTGCTACTGCATCGCCACACAGGCGTGGTGGGAAGAGGTCTATGCAGAGGCGGCGACGGCGTCGGTTCCGGTGTCGATGGGTGGCCGTCGAGAGGACTTGCTGGCCACGGCGTCAGGCAAGTTCATCAAGACGACCGGTGTCAACGACAACGGAGCGGCCATCCCGTTCCAGGTCCGCACTGGCAATCTGCCCTTGGCCGCAGGGAACACTCCGCGAACCGTCGAGATCACATTCGCCCCGACGACCAGCGACTGCTCGCTGACCATGAACCTGCACTACAACAACTCCTCGACCGCCCGGCCAAACGCGATCCGAGTCGAGAGGGGAGGCGGATTTGTGGCAGACACAAACGGGGCTGTGCTCAATCTCAAGAGAACTCGATCTGCACTGGGGGAGGCGACTGGGGTTGCGGCGGCAATGTTCTCTGGACACCGCGATCCGCGATCCAGTGGCGCTGACCGTCATGTGGCCATCGCCCTGGACGGTAGCCAGTCCTCCGACGCCGTGGCCTTGTACGACATGACCGTGGCGGGAGTCCAGTAAATGCTGACACAGGCAGTTCCGTCGATCATCCAGGCTCTCGGGACTTCGCTCCCGGACCAGACGATCAAGAGCTTGACTCAGGCTCTTGGGAACTGTGTCCAGCCATTGACGCACCGCGGCTCGCTGAACATCCAGCCCACGATCTTCGGCAACCGCCGGGGGGTCTACACGGGCCAGAACTGGTCCAGCAGCAAGTACAACGAAATCCTCCCGACCGCCGGATCGGATGTGTTCGCTGACATCCCAGGCTTCCGTGCTGGCGACTGGAACTCCGTGAACTACGAAGGGTCGCAGTTCTACTTCCCGACCGACAACACCTTCAACACGAACAACTTCTACGGCGGCGACACCACCAACATCGGTGGTGACACAAACTTCCAGAACATCACCGTCCAGAACATCACGATCAACGGTGGCATCAACCAGCCGGGCAGGGACGGCACCGATGGCCGAGACGGCGAGCGAGGAGAGCCTGGGCCCCCAGGTGACCCAGGAACCATCGAGCCCATTGACCCTCCTGGTGGCGGTGGCCAGGGGAAGATTGGCTACCCGTCCGAGACGGTCCGGTTCATCACGGACGCCGACATCAATGCCGTCCACCGCACGATCAAGCTGACGCTCACGAAGGGCAGTGCGGAGGTTCTGACGGGGGTGACGTTCAATACGGAGACCTGCCAGCTTCAGCTTGCGACGACGACGATCAACTACGTGTCGGACGTCAAGATCGGGATTGGGGCCAAATCCGGCACTTCTGTGGGGATTTGGGAGACCCTGGGGCTCAAGCCCACATACGTGACCAAGACCTTCCTCAAGCCCAATCGGTGATTCCGGGCCTCCCCCCGGACACTAGAAGGTAGGAGAACCGCACATGGGATTTACGTCAACGATGTGGGGTGGGTTTGGCAACACCCCCCAGGAAGCTGCCACCAAGCAGGTCAAGGCTGCCCAGCCGGGCGTGTTCGGCCAGAACTACACCGGTGCGTACGGAGGCTACGGGCAGGCCCTGACGGGTTTGGCCAACGCCGGTGCCAGCGCCTACGGGGCCCAGGCTGGTGCCATGGGGAACATTGCCAACGCACAGGCCCAGGAGCGGGGTGCCCGGAACTCTGCCACTGGGATGGCCGAGGCGGCTCGCCAGGGGGCCATCGGGAATATGGGGTCCGCTGCCCTGGGGGCCTATGGCTCGGCAGCCGGGTCCGCACTCGGGGCATGGGCTTCCAACCAGACGGCCTACAACAAGGCCCTGGCAGACATGATGGCTGCCAACCAAGCGGCTGTCTCTCAGTTCGGCCAGTCCCGCAACCAAGCCCTGGCTGGCGTCGGAGATTCCTACTCCAAGGCGGGGACCGGACTCGGTGCCTCGTCGGTGGCTGGGAACCTCAACTTCAACATGAGCGGCGGTGGCAGCAGCTACGCACCGGACTACTCGGCCTACGGGCTCGACGGCCTTCTTGCCCAAGGCGGGTACGGTGGCCAGATGAACATGGACCCGATGTCGATCAGTGCTACCCGCACGACGACTCCGGGTCAGCTTGACCAGATTGTCAACCCGACATTCGGTGGCTTGAACGCCACCCTGGCGTCATTGAACTCCGATGCCATCCCGCAACAGCTTGCCTACGGGAACGCTGATGCAATGGGACGGCTTGACGCCCAGCACTCCACCTCGCGGGGGCAGCCGAGCCAGATGCTTGGCCAAGCCCTCTCGGGGTTGCTTACTCTCGGCAGCCAGAACCTTGGCGAGTCGGGTCGTGGCATGAGCCAGTTCTACGCGTCCGACAGCCCGTCCGACTACTCGGGGTACGCCCAGTCGGTGAACGGCGGATACCAGGACTTCATGCGTGGCAACCTTGGGATGCAGCAAGGGCTTGACCAGGGTTACGCCAACGTCGGGAATCAGCTTGGACAGTTGTGGAAGAACTCTCTCGGCAACAAGAACTGGCTCGGTGACATGCCGTGGATGGCCAACGTCACTGACTTCATGGGTGGCCGTGGTTCTTCCTACCGGTATCTGTGAGGCAAGCAATGGCGTGGTATCAGTCTCGATTGCCGAACGATCCTCCCGGCGTGCAGATGCCGAAGGTCGTGTCGCCGTACCAGTACCCAGGTGCCAACGAGGACATCGTTCGCTCGATGGGCCAGGGTGCCCAGGCTCGACAGCAGCTTGCGGCCGAGCAGTCCAACGCCAACTACAGCCTTCAGCAACAGGAGCAGGCCCGCAACCTTGTGCTTGGTGGCCTGACGCAGCAGAACCAGGGCATGCAGAACCAGCAGCAGTTGGCGACCAATCGCCTGGGAATCCTTAGCTCCCTCCTCGCGAACGTGTACCGATGAACTGGAACATCTACCAGCCGCAGCCGCGAATCACGGCCCAAGACAAGGTGTTCGCCAACGACATGGCCAACGCCCAGGCTTCGGCTGACCCGCGGTTCACGCTCAAGCAATACGACCGGCCGGGTCTCTCGCGTGGCGCAGGCTCACGGGCCCAGGCCGGAATCGACGCCAGCAAGAATCTCGTCGACGGGATTTCCCAGGCGTACGGCAATTACCAGCAGGCACGCAACAACGCCGCCAACACCGCCCTTCAGTTCGCTGGCGGGCAAGAGCAGTTCGGGCAGGCCCTCAATGGTCTGGCCCAGCAGAACGCTTACCAACAAGCCATGAACCGGATGAGCAACATGCAAGCGGGGATCGGAATCCTTGGCACACTCATGCGTTGATTTCAACATCGACTGGGATGACGAAGAATACTGGGAGGGCTGGACCCTTGGCACACCTGAATCTTGATCTGGAAGACCTGACCAACGCCGCCCTCAAGCGGTTGGTGAAGCAGTTGCTCACGGCCAAGGACGGAGACGAACAGAGCATCCTCCAGAAGCTCTCTGCCAAGGGGCAGAAGCCACCCCAGAAGAACGACCTTGCTGATCTGCATGAGCAGATGCACGGCAAGGCCAATGCTCCCGAAGTCGAGCCCGACGATGGGCCTGACCTTGAGGACGCTGCTGAGAAGAAGCCCTCGATGAATCGCAAGGAGTCGAAGCGTGGCTAATCCCCTCAACAAGCTCGTCCGCAGTGCCGAGCGAGCGGGCGACGAGACCCTCGACGTCATTCGGATGTTCCTTCGTCTGGGGCAGAACCCCGCCGACGAGGTCACGGCTGACGTTGCTGCTGGCTTGCCGAGTGCCGCCGCACAGATTCCAGTGCCGCCACCAACTGGTGCTGGTTCATTCGGCCGTGGACCGGCCATGCCTGCCCCCGTTGTCGCGACTCCGCAAACCCCAGCCACCCAGGGCATTGGTGGTCTTGGCTGGAGCGGCTCTGCACAGGCTGCTGGCGATGTGGCAGAAAGCCTCCCGGCGGTTGTGGCACCTCCTTCCGCACCGGCTCCCGCCGGGTATCTTGAGTCGCTTCTGGCTCGACTTGGCATCGGCGGGCAGGCTGCCCCCAAGAGACCGGCGGTCTTTCGCCTTCCTGACCAGTCGCCTTCTGTAGCGGACGCGAGTGGAACGCTTGGCAGTGACTACGTTCGTCAAGCCCAAGCAGCCGCGGAGGAAGCTTCTAACGCAGACATGGCTCGCCAGTTGGAGGCGATTGCCCAAGACGCCAGCGGCGGGGTTGTGCCCGTCAACCCAAGAAGCGTCCAGTTGAATCGGCCGGTCCTCAACAATGCCGAAATCGCAGAGCAAGTCGACGCTGACAAGGCCAAGGAACTGGCTTTCATGTCCGGGCGGTTTGATGGCTTGCAGAATCAGACAGGCCCCATGACGGACCTTCGTCGATCGGTGATCGCTGACCGCGTTGTCGAAGCAAACCGGGCGCGTCAAATCCTTCAAGGCCAGATGCAAATGCGAGAGCAGATTGGCAATGCTCTCGATGCCGCGAGGGGCGTAGCGGCCAAGTGGGGTGGTCCCGCTGGCGTTGCTGCTGGCGTCGGGGCTGGTGCCGCTGCGCTCAACAATCTTTCCAAGGACATGCGCCGGTCTTCTGGGGCGACCACGGCTGACCTTGCGGCTGCCGTTCCGGCCATTGCCGCTGTGCCCGACGAGCAGCCGAGCTACATGGCGTCTAACCCAGGAGCCGAGGTCACCCCAGAGCAGCGAGCCAAGGCGGCGGCGGATTACGAAGCGTTGCAGCAGTTGAACCACAACGCGAACATGCTGTACGGCACGGCCGTGCCCGTGTCGGAAGGCGATGCTCGTGTTCAAACCGCCGCATCCAAGGTCCTTGCTCCCATCAAAGCGCAAAGCAGGGCCGAAGACAACCGCCTCGCCGCCATGGCAAGCGACCAAGACCTTGCCCACATGGAGGAAGTCCAACGGCAGCAGGAATCCAACCTGCGTATGCAGGCCATGGCTGACGGATTGCCGAAGCCCCAGGCACAACAGAAGAAGTCTGACGCCGCTCTCCCGTCCGACAACCTCGCGGCCGTCGAGCAGCAGATCACGCCCGAACCCATGGTCAAGTCCAAGCCGAAGCCCATCGCCACGGCTTCTGCCTACGACGACCCGACTGGCTCGCGGTTCAACATGCTGATCGCGAACCTCGCCCAAAAGGCTGGCATCTCGGTTGAGGAAGCTCGGGCCATGTACAAGGAGGGCGTGGCCAAGGACCTGTCTCCTCGTCAGGCCATGCAGCCCGTCATCGACCTGGGTGCCCAGGCACGAAACTCTGACGAGGCTAAGCGTAGGGGGAACGTCTCGCGGGCGGCGATGACCTCGCTGAGCAACCCGCGACGAGAAAGCAACCTCTTCGGCATGCAGGACCCGGCGGACCAAGCGTACTCGCTGGCTGTTCGTGCCAGCGGTGACAAGGCTGGCCCGAGCCCACGTGAGATGGCCGCACAGAAGCAGCGAGCCGATGCGGATTATGAGAAGGCGAAGATGGAGAAGGAGGTCCTGGCAGAGCAGGCTCGCCTGGAGCGAGAAAGCCAGGAGCGTCAAAAGACCATCATGGCCAACGGGCAGGTCAGCGCCGCCTACCCGTCTGCCCTGGCCACCCTTGCTGGTCAAGGCATGGGTGCGTTCATCGACTGGCTGAAGGTCAACGCCATGACAGAAAACGCCAAGGCTGACCGCAAGCAAGCCGAAGAACTTTACAACACGCCCAAGCCAGAGACTGCCACTGACGCGGCTGTCAGGCAGGAAACAAAGGTCAAGGGTGAAGCGGCTGCCACCACCACGAAGTTAGCGGAATACCAAAGGCGAGATGCGGTTATTGGAATCCCAGGTGCCGCGGAGGCATTGGCCACCGGTAAGTTCCGCGTGCAGCCTGCGAGGGACGCTTTGCAGAAGCTTGCGGCAGACGCCCGCAAGGCTGGAGGCCAGTGGTTTGGGGTCAACGACAAGGCGATTGAGTCCATGAACCAAAGCCTTGAGATGATGGGCGTCACGGACCCGGCTCTGCGATCGCAGCTTGTGCAGGAGTACCTGGGAGGCGGTGCCCAACCGGCGATGCCAGGGCGACCCGACCTTCCCGACAACTGGCAGAGAGACATGTAAGGCATGGCACGTTCACCACTCTATGACCTCTACGGTTCCGCTGGTGGTGACGCTGGCTATGAGCCACTGGAGTTCGACCCGGCAACCGGCGAGTTTCGCAGGCGACGAGAGCTTCTTGCCGACCTTCTCCCAGAGGAGGAGAAGAAGACCATGCTTCGGAAGCTCTCCGAAGTCGGGTCAAGCGGCATCGCCGGTCTAGGCTGGTTGCTCGACACCCCAGGGTCAGTTGTCCGAGGCACGCTCTCTGGCGGGCCTATGAAGGGTCTGTCTGCCCTTTGGGACACCAGCGAGGACCGGGTGTCGGGTCGTGATCTTGCTCGCCAGTACGGCCTTGCTGGCAGCGAAGACACGTGGACGAACTTCGCGGGCGGGATCGGCACTGAGTTGCTCCTGGACCCGCTGTCGTACCTCACGCTCGGTGCTTCTCAAATCCTGGGCCGTGGGGCCACGACGGCATCGGGCCGGTTGCTGCGTGCGGCGGGCGGGCTCGACAACGTCGACGAGCTTGCCCGACTTGCGGAGGTGGCCAAGGCAACTGCCGCTGGTGCCCCGGACGCCGCCCAGATCGCCAAGGGGCTGCCCCGGCAGTTCGCCCGGCAGAACACTCCAGCCTCCGTCTTGGAGATGCTGGACGACACCGTCAAGCTGCCGAACTATGCAGATGACACGCTGAACATGGTCGAGACCCAGCGGTCTCGCGTGGCCAACCGGTTCAAGGAACTTGCCGACCGAGAGGGCCTCGACTACCAGGAGCTTCTCAATCAACCCCTGGCCCGCATGAACAGTTGGGGGTCTCCCTGGAGCCACAAGGACGCCTTCGATCTGTTTGGCGAGAAGGTCGGCGACTGGGCTGCCAAGTTCGGTGACGAGACAGCAGAGGGTATTCGGCAGGCCCCGTACCTGGGCAGGGCAGTTCGGACGGCCGCGAAGGTCTTTGATCCACGGGTCATGGACTTCATCACCGCCAAGGGACAGGACCAAGCCCGACGCCTGTTCGGCATGCAGGAGTCCGCGACCAAGGAAGGACGCGAACGGCTGGCCCGGTACATGCTGGAAGCCCAGAACGACATCACCCAAGCTGGCGTCGTTCAGAGCAGCCCGGAGTACGCACGCTACTTCCTCAACGCCATCAACGACACTCCGGAGTTCAACGACTTCCTGCCTGCGGACCATCCGATCCGTGCCCTGTTTGCGGAGGGCACCGCCAACGATCGGCTGGTCAAGGAGGCTCGCAGGATTTTCGAAGAGGCTCCCGAGCGTGCAGCCGAGCTTGGCCTGAAGTTCACCAAGTGGCAATCCAAGGCTGGCTCAAAGTTCTACCCCCGACAGCAGACTCGCTTCGACATCGCGGAGGTGCCGGTGTGGCCCGAGGGCTCGCCGGTTCCGAACCCATACCAAAAGAACGCGTGGCAGCGAGGCTTCCAGCGGGCGGCAACCAGGGACACTTCCTCCCTGTCGCGTGCCGACTACATGGACATGTTTGGCGGGACCGACATCGCCAACCAGATGTCGCTGGACAAGGGGTTCGAAGGCGTCCTCGACACCACGGCACCGACGCACCGAGTCACGCTCAGCACAGGAGCGACGGCAGACGTCATCCGCGAAGCCGATGGCTCGATGTCCCTGATCGGCAGTGGCGGCGAACTTACTCCGCTCGACCCTGCATTGGTTCGCTCGTCCACGCCATTGCCGCCTTCCATGACGGGGGCCCGCAAGGCGCTCGCAGAGGTGCTTCGTGCCACTCCGGACGCCGAGGTGCAGAAGGTCATCCGCGACTGGGTGGGGGAGATCAACCCCGCGACCGGCGAGAGGATGCGGTACTCCACCCTGGACGACGACATCTACAAGTGGGTGGACGAGACCGACGAAGAGACAGGCAAGTTCCTGTACGACGTCCCGAGCCTGCCGAAAGAACATCCGCTCGTCCAGCGAATGACCGCACTCACCGAAGAGTTGCGAGCCGTGCCGGACGGCTGGGCAGGCGAGGCCGACAAGCTGCGTCTGTCTGGAGAGATGAACTCTCTGAGGGAGCAGATTCAAGCCGAGGCTCGGGCGACGTACAAGAACTCGCTGTACGTGCAACTGTCCGACCTCATGCGTCAGTTGGACCCGCAGCACGCACGCAAGGGCGTACCGCTGTTCGGCAACAACCCGTGGAACGAACTCCAGAACTACGTGTCGAAGCGTGCTGGAACGGAGGTAAACGGCGAGTTCCTGCTGAACCTCATGCGGGAACACCAGATCGGCCAGTCGCCTGAGTTCGTTCCGGGCGGGCAGGTCTACGGCATCGACGAAGTGGCTCGCCTGCTGAAGTTTGATCCAGCCATCTTCCGCAAGGCGTACGCCAAGAAGTTCGGCATTGGCCTGGACGACCTGCCGCCCGGCAATCCGGCGATGGACGGAGCGGAACGTGCGGCCGAGATTCTCGCCCACCAAGAGCAGGCTCTGAACAAGGTCGCCTTCCCCACCAGCCTCATCGACGACTGGGCTGGGCATGTCAAGCGGGGTGCCACCAGCCCTGGCGGCGACGACCTGCTCAAGCCGTACGACGACTACACTTCGTCGTTCAAGACGCTGGCTCTCTTGTGGCCCGCCCGCTACTTCCGCGACCTGTACTCGGGTGCATTTGCGGCCGCGGCGAAGGGAAGATTCAACCCATCATCGTGGCTTGCTGGCAAGCAGATTCGCGAGGGGGACTATGAACGGCTCGGCAAGATTCTGGCCGATGCCCCTGGTTACAGGCACCTTGAAAATCCCGCAGCACGTGTCAAGAAGTTCTTGGTCGAGTCTGCCGGTGCTGGAATGTCTACCAGCACCGCGACGGACGAGCTTGCCCGAGGAGCCGGTGGAGCGTTGCTTGACGAGCCGTACCCAGGTGCCAGCCGTCCAGAGTGGGGCAGCTTGAAGCGGAAGGTCTACAACCCAGACCGCACATGGAAGCAGGCGTTCGTTGGCGAGGGGTTTGGCCGGGATACGTGGAACCCGTTCCTTGGCGACTTCTCGCCATTCGCAACGCGAGGGTCGGGCGGCAACCGCAATCCGCTCATGGACCTTGGCGATCGTGCCGCCGAAACCACGGACTCGATGAACCGGTACGGCACGTACCTGGAAGGTATCCTTCGCGGCGACTCGCCATCCCAGGCGGCGGCGATGGCCAATCTGACGCAGGTGAACTACAAGCCCACCGCGTTCACATCCTTTGAGCGAGACGTCCTCAAGCGACTGTTCCCCTTCTACAGCTACACCAAGGGGATCACGCCCTTCATCGCAGACGAAGTCCTCAACAACCCAACGGGCTTGACCGGCCTGTCGGTTCGCACGATCAACCGTGCCACGGAGCCGAACGAAGACTTCTTCACGCCCGAGTACCTCCGTCAGTCTGCAAGCATCCCGCTCCCGTCCGGCTTCCCCGGCCTGGGATTGCCAGAAGGCAGCCCACTTCAGCGGTTCGTCACCAACATCGACCTGCCGTATGAGAGTGCCGTCAACCTCATTACCCCTGGGGTGGGCAACACCACGTGGGACAAGTTCTCTTCCGGTGCCCAGAAGACGGCGTCCAACATCCTTGGCCAAAGCAACCCGCTGCTCAAGGGCGTATTGGAGATGGTCTCCAACCGCCAGTTCTATTCGGGTCGCCAGTTGTCAGACCTGTACTCGATGCTTGAGCAGACCCTCGGCACGCCCGGACGCACCATCGAGCAGATCGCACTCAATGCTCCTGGCGGCTCGCGGGCCATTGGCGTCATCCGACAACTCACTGACGATCGTCTGACCCCAGCCGAGCGGGCCACCAAGCTTGCGGTCAACACGCTCCTGGGCATCAAGCTGCAAGACGTTGACCAGGAACGCACCAAGCAACTGGCCGCTCGCAACACGCTCAATGAACTCCTGTCCTCGACTGCCGGTGTTCGCACGTACGAAAACATCACGGTCCCCGACGAGGCCCTGCTGAAGATGCCGCCCGAACAGCGTCGGATGTACCTGCTCTACAAGGTCATCCAGTCGGAAGCGTCCAAGAAGGCCCGCCTCCGAGAGAAGGCGGAAGCCGCTCTAAACCCAGCAGCCGCAATGGGTTTGAGGATGCCCTAAGATTTTTCGGATTGTGGTATTGACCTCCCTGCGCTGGCGAGTACACTTCGCCCCCGTCGCACATGACGCGACGACCCCCGCAGGAGGATGGCATGGAACTGCCAGTCAAGTTTGTTGGCATGAGCGGCGACGACTACCGCTCGCACAACGACTTCTTCAGCCGGTCCTACCTGTCTGCCGTCTACAAGCACGGGGCCAGGGCCCAGCAGTGGATGGACCTGGGGCATCAGCTTGTCCCGCAGACCAACTCCCTCACGGTCGGAACCCGCTTTGATCGCGTGGTCGAGGGCATCATCCAAGGCCGGTCGATCGACGACATGATCTTCACGCCCCCGGCGGAAGTCCTGACCAAGCAGGGACACCGTCGAGGCAAGGCGTACGACGAATGGAAGTCCAACCAGAACGGCATCGTTGTCAGTGCTGATGACGAGTTCCAGCTTCGGTCGATGGTCGAGTCCCTCATGGCTCACAAGGCTGCTCGGGACTTGGTCGAGATGTCGACCGAGACGCAGGTCAGCGTGTTCTTTGAGATCGACGGGCACCGCGTGAAGGTACGCCCGGACGGATGCCTGCCGACCATGTGGTGGGACTTGAAGTCGACAAGCTCGACTTGGGATCGCATTTACAACTCGGCGGCAGACTATGGCTACTACGAACAGGAGTGGCTGTACGTCAAGGGTGCCATGGCCATCGGCCTTGAGTGGCACCGGATGCCGTTCGTGTTCACGCAGACCATGCCTCCCTACGCAACGGAGGTCATGTATCTTCCGGAGGAGTTGGTAGAGATTGCCGGGGAGCGGATGAAGGAGGCCATGGAAGTTGCGAGTCTTCGCATTTCCACGGGCGTCTACACCCCGGACGAGTATTCCATTCAAGAGATGAAGGTTCCGACATGGGCAAGGAGGGCTTACATTGAGGGCTAATGACTATTTGCTGGGGAACAGCGAGTCCCCGGAAACCAAGCAGATCGTGGCTGCTTTGGCCAAGGCACAGATGGAGTTCCCGAACATCATCGAGGACGCCAAGAACTCGCACCTTGGCAACAGCTACGCCACGTTCCAGCAGTGTTCGGCTGCCCTCCGCGGGCCGCTGACCAAGCACGGGCTGGCGTTGCCGCAGTACCAGACATGCCTCAACCAGCAGGTTGGCTGGGTGTGTGTGGGCACGCTGCGGCATCAGAGCGGGGAGTACATCACCGGCATGGTGCCGCTGTTGAACCACCCGATCCGCAGGAAGGACCGCCGCACGGACGAGGTGGTCGAGGAGCCGCCGTCGATGCAGGGCTTCGGTGCCTGCCTCACGTACGCCAAGAGGCAGCTTCTGCTTGCCTTGACTGGTGCGTGGGTTGGTGAGGTGGACGACGACGGGAACACGGAGTCCACTCCGCTTGCCCCGGCTGTTGGCCTGCCCGATCCGCCAGACATGACTCCGATGGAGAACAACTACTCGACGTTGATGCAGGAGAAGATTCTGGCATCGGAGTCTGCCGCGGAAGCCAAGAAGGTGCTTGATGTTGTCAAGCTCCGCGTCCGTGAGAAGAAGGTTGGCCGGGCTGTGTTGGCCCGGTGTTCGGAGGTGTTCACTAAGAAGTTCGGAGGTGAGGCATGAGCTACCAAAGGATCATCATTCAAGGCAATCTCGGCGGCGAGCCCGAGATCGTGACGACCAAGAGCGGCAAGGAGGTGGTCAAGTTCCGCCTCGCCCAGTCGGACCCGTTCACCCAGAGCACCAACTGGTTCAGTTGCGAGTACTGGCGTGGCGGCAAGGTGGTTGGCTACCTCGCCAAAGGTGGCCAGATTCTTGTCGAGGGGTCCATGCGGCAGGAGGAGTGGGAGAAGGATGGCGTCAAGCGGACGTCGTGGATCGTGAACGTCGACAACATCACCCTGCTCGGTGGCGGTGGCGGTCGACGCCAGAACGACGATGACGATCTGGCCAATGACTACCGGCGATAGTGCGAGGCAGTGTCGACAGCACCACTGCTGACGCCTCCCCAGGGGCTGGTTACCTCCACCAGCCCCTGGGGTTTTTTGAAAGGACTCACATGAACCTCATGCTCCCCTTCGACGAACCGACCGGCCTCAAGCTGCGGGACTATCAGGAAGAGATCGTCCGCAAGAACATCGCTGCCATGGAGAGCGGAGTGAAGTCCGTCCTCAATGGCCTGTTCACGGGGGCAGGCAAGACCGTATGCTTCGTGGAGCTTGCGAACCGGATTGCCGGACGCACGCTCATCATCTGCCCAATGCGTGAGCTTGTCTGGCAGGCGTGCGAGAAGGTGCATGCCATCACAGGCCGCGAGGCTGCTGTCGAGATGGCTGACTTCCGAGCCAACGAGGACTGGCCATCGAAGATCATCGTGGCGTCCAAGCAGACACTGCTGTCCCGGATGGGCGGGCAGCACCGCTACCGACGCTTCGATGGCTTCCAGCTTGTGATCGTTGACGAAGCTCACCTCATGATGTCGGACTCGGTCAAGCAGATGCTGCGTTTCTTTCAAGACCAAGGTGCCATGGTCGCGGGGTTCACCGCAACGCCGTTCCGTATGGACGGCAAGCCCATGGTCGCCGCTATGGAGACGTCACCCCAATGAGCGAGAAGTCTTTGGTCGACTGGAACGAGGTCCGCATCACGGCCGCGAAGGCCATGGCGAGGGGCGTCATGTGTTCGGTGTCTGGCGAGGAGCTTGCCAAGATGGCACGCGTCGGGCTGTTCCTGACCAAGCAGTTCCAGTTCCTGCGGTTGTCGCGGAAGCGACTCAAGGCCGATCTGGAGGCCGCTCGGTCGGAGCATGAGCGGACACGCATGGCCTACGCCGGTCGCCTCCATGGGGCACAGGAAGGGGCACGGTCGGCACGAAAGGGCATGGAGCGTATGCGGACCCGTCTTCAGCGGGAGACGGACCGGGCTGACGAGCTTGCCCTTCAGTGCCACCTCATGGCCGAGAGGATGGCATGCGTTGAGCGTGCCTGCTGGCAGTACCAGAAGGAAGCTCTCCAGATGATGGGCAGCGAGCCGGGTGGCCAGTGCCCTCCCGAATCCGATGGAGACGAGTGATGTACGAAGAGGTGCTGTGCAACTTCGACCTGCACTGGGCCATCGCTCACAACTGGGCCGTGAGTCCGGTGTGCAAGATTGCCAAGGTGGATGGCCTCGACCTGTCGGGCGTGACCATCACGAACGGTGACTTCAACCAGAAGCAGTTGCAGGAGGCCATCGACAAGGAGGCCCACCTGCACCGCATCGCCGTCATTGCCGAGCAGGAGCGAGAGGGGCAGACGGTTGTGTTCTGCCCATCGGTGGCATCCTCCAAAGGGGTGTGCCATTACTTGAACCACAACTACGGGGTGCCTTCCGTCTACGTATACGGCACGATGCCCGAAGACGACAGGCGGGAGGCGCTCCGGAAGTTCAAGACCGGAGAGGCACAGGTGCTGGTGAACTGTCAGGTGGTGGCGGTTGGATTCGATCACCCACCCACAGCCACGCTGATCCTCGGTCGACCGACACGGAGCCGGTCGTTCTGGCTTCAGTGCGTGGGCCGTGCCACGCGTCCGCTGGCTGGCGTCGTGGACTTTCCGGGGTCGACCATCGACTCTCGCGGAGAGGCCATTGCCGCTAGCAAGAAGCCCCGGTTCAAGATCGTGGACTGCACCGACGAGACTCTGAACCACAGGCTGGTGACGTCTGTCGACATGTTCGTGGACCAGAGCGACGAGGTCAAGCAGATCGTCAAGCAGGCTTCGGCCGACGCAAAGGAGCCGCTGACCCCGGAGGAACTCGACCTTCTGGCCCAGCAGGAACTGGAGCGCCGGAGGATCGCCGCTGAGATCGAGGCTCGCCGGAAGCTGCTGGTTGGCAAGGCGAAGGGGAGGATTCGCGAGACGGCCGTCGACCTTTCCGCCGACTCCACGGCACGGGTGGGCACCTACTACAATCCGCTGAAGGGCAAGTACGCTGGGCTCAAGATGTCCCAGCTACCCGACCACTACATCCACTGGGCATGCGGCCCTGCCGCCAAGCTCAACGGGTGGGTGAGGAACGTCTTCATCCGAGAGAGAGCGAGGAGATTCAATGAGCGACGACCTGCTCACAGGTGACACCAAGGACGAGATCGAGGGGGTGTTCTTTCCACCCCTGGAAGACAACGACAACCCCACGGAATGGGAGCCGGTGACAATCCGGATCGACAGTGAAGCTCGACCTTCTGCACCTCCTTCTCTACTGCGCCGCTTCTGCACCGCCTTTGCGTCATGCTTTCGCTCACGGCCCAGAGTTGTGGCGTCGGTGCATCGTGAACAAGGAAGCCGCGAAGAGGGCGGCACAGAAGATGGGACTTGACGAGGATCAAGTCATGGCGGCGGTCACCACCATGCGGACGGTGCGGCGATGCCCAAGCCCAGAGCGGATGGCGGTCGTCGTCATGAACGATCCCGGACTGGACGACGAGGACATTGCGGAGATGTTCAGCCGCAGCGAACGGTGGGCTCGCATGGTTCGGTCCCAAGCAGAAGACATTCGACGCGACGAGCCGCTGGGGGAGGCCCTCTATCCTTGGATGTACCCCTCCGATCCAACGCACCAAGAGCTTGAGCGTCGTCAGGATGAAGCCAGGGAGTTGTACGCCGCTGGCCTTCTCACCAAGACTCGGGTAGATTTTTTTGCCAGCCGTCGTGCCTTGCTTGCCAATGGAGTGCAGGTCAGTGGAGGACAAAGACAAGACGATTGCGGAATTGAGGGCCCAGGTCCGTCTTCTGATGCAGGAGATTGCGAGACTGAAGGCCAAGCTTCTCAGTACATGGGGTGACGCATGAGCGATCCAACGCCGATAGTAGTCAAACTTCCGGCCTTCAGTATCTCGGCACCGCCTCCGTGGAACCGGATAACCTGGGCCGAGATACTCGCCATCCTTGTGGCTCGCCTTACTGCACAGGGTTTTATTGTCACCATCGAGGACCATGACAATGCTGAATGACAACGACGAGATGGAGAACATCTGCCTGTTCCGGACCTACCACACCAACATTCGGGTCTGGGTAAGCAGGGAGGCCGAGGGGCCATCGGACATCGATGACTACGAAGAGATTCGCCAGTTCATCGAACTCAACCGGTACGCCATCGACAAGATGGAAGACCGGATGGAGGCGTGCCTGATGATTGCCAAGCAGTACCCTCGCGTTGCTGCGGTGGAAGTGATGGACGGCGGGGCCCGTTGCGGTAGTCTCTACTACTCAAAGTGGCCGTGACCGACCATCCGGAGAAGCATGGATGCAAGTGACGCTATCGCCCGTGGAGTTCGATGTGGCAGTCAACGCCGCTCGACTCAGGATGATTGCCTCTGCTGCCAAGAAGCTGAACCATTCGTCGACCTACGAACGCAACTACATCAAGCGTCTGGAGGAGGAGGTTATCGGTGCGTGTGCCGAGCTAGCGCTTGGCAAACTCACTGGCGAGTACTTCATCCCGTCGCTCAACACGTTCCACTGCGTGCCCGACTTCCTCAGGGATGTCGAGGTTCGCGGAACTGCCCTTGACACCGGACGGTTGATTCTGCGAAACAATGACGACGACGCTCGGAGGTATGTCCTCGCTATCGTGGACGCCCCGATCGTCACGTTCGTCGGATGGATTAAAGGCAAGGACGGCAGGAAGGGCGAGTATGTCCGCAACCCCAAGGGGTATCGGAAGGCTCACTTCGTCCCGCAGGAAGCCTTGCGTCCGATGAGCGAGTTCAAGTAGGCACTGTTGCCACACTGGCCCGATGATCGGCTCGCCGCCAACCTGCCCCTGCGGGGGTGCAACAAGAGCGAGCACAACCAGCAGCACGGAAGTGTGGCTGCTGGCTCCGGGAATAGCAGGGCACGCTGTCGACTCCAGCCCTGACGTAGTCGAGGACCGTCCCGGCGGGGCGAAGGATGTAAGGAGGTGGACCCCGTGAACAACGACGCACCCCCGCTCTCCCAACGTGGCTCCACTCGTTGAGGCGTGTGACTCTGGCTTACCCCCGGAGTCGCTTCCCTCGTTCACCACTCGTTGAAACGGTTTGCATGGACGCACAGCAGTCTCGGGAACTAACGGCTTGGCTAAAGGACATGGCGGATCGGTGTGCCGTGTGCTGGTGGCCGAGGAGTGATCTTCGTCGGGCCATCGAGGTTCACCACATGGTTGGTGGTTCGTCTCGATCGAAGGGCCATGACCCCAGGAACTACGTGCTGCTGTGTGCCCGGTGCCACGGCGTGCTTCACTCAGGGAAAATCTACGCCTTGACCCCCGATCTGAACGCTCGTATACTCCTCGCCGTCAAGCAGGAGAGCGACCCCGAACGCTACGCTCCGCAGTATCTGGCTGAGCTTCGGCACAAGAAGCATCTAGGCTACGACCCCGAGCCTGTCCCCCAGTTCTATCTGGACGAGCGGAAGCAGAACGCTTCTGGCTGGAAACAACGCAGGCCGTAACTCAACGGAAGGGTGATCATGCAGACAGGCAACACCTTCAAGACCGTCAACCACAAGGTCCGCGTCCTGTGGAGCAGCACGGGGACGAACCGTGACTTCACGGTCTTCAACAAGGTTGGCTCCTGGCTTGGCAAGAACGGGCGAGCCCTCGACAAGAAGACTCCCCACGAAGTCGTCAAGGAAATCTCCGACCAGTTCCCGGAAGTGAACGAGGTCGAGTGCGAGGACTCCTTCGGCCGCATCGCACGGATGGTCAAGCCATGAAGTACAAGGACGTCTGGGTTTACATTGCATCGCCGTACACTCAAGGCGATCAGGCAATGAACGTGCGGTTCCAACACACGATCTGGGATGTGCTGTTCCAGCTTGGCGTGACTCCAATCGCACCGTTGCTGTCTCACTATCAGCACATCTTCCAGCCCCGGCCTTACGAAGACTGGATCGCCTACGACGACTCGCTTGTCAGTCGGTGCGATGTGTGCCTGCGTCTTGCGGCCTGCGAGCGGACGGTCAAGTACCGCCAGGAAGAAAGCCCTGGTGCCGACCGTGAGGTGGCGATGTTCATGGCCGCTGGCAAGCCGGTGTTCACGAACCTTGTTTCTCTGGAACTCTGGCTACAGCAAGGAGCAGGACGTTGAACTCACGGGACAAGGGCGGTCGGGGGGAGCGAGAGGGCTCGGCAATCTGGGCCAGCCTTTGGGGCGTCTTTGCCCGGCGTGGCCAGCAGCGGTCTGGTTCCCCGGACAGTCCGGATATCATCCATGGGATGGACGGCGTTCACATCGAGGTCAAGCGCTGTGAGCGTGGCAACCCGTACGACTGGATTACGCAGGCCGTCCGTGACGCTGGGGACAATATCCCTGTGGTCATGCACAAGAGAAACCACAGGCCGTGGCTGCTCATCGTGAGGTTGGAAGATGCCCCGAGATTCGTCATGGCGGCGGGCCTTAGCCCGACAGTTCAAGCGATGGGCGTCCAGGGAGTTCCCGCTGGTGTTCCCTGTGAGGGTGTATGTTCGACCGTCGAAGGTAATGGGTGATTACCTTGGGTACTTCCGGTTGCACGGAACCACCCATGCCGCCATCATTGCCGTCTCGGACGCGACCGACAAGACCACTCTGCTTGACACACTCTGCGAGGAATGGGCCCATGCGAGAACGTACAACCTGGGGACGCCCGCGGTCGATCGACTTATTCCCAAGCATCTCCCCACCCAAACCGGAGAAGACCCCCATCACCACCCTACTTTCTGGGCAGAGTACGGGCGAATCCAAACCGCCTGTCGAGCCCGAGATTTCTGAGGACGCCCGGCAGATCGGGGCCAACCTCTCCTGCCTGGACATCCTCCTGTCGGACGACCCCTACTGGCCCGTCTGCGTGGCCCTGTGGCGGCTCCTGTCCCGGAAGCGGGGGTATTACGGGTGCGTCCAACACCCCCTCCAGAACGCTCTGGGCGTGGCCGAGGACGGCATCATCCCCTGGGTCTACCAAGTCGCCCGAATCGGGGAGAAGTGCCGCCGACTCCGTGGCACTTTGGGGACACTAGCTATTAGGGAAACCCTCATGGACATCGCAGGCCATGCGGTCGTCGCCATCGCCTGTCTGAATCACGCCGAACCCCCTCAGAAGAAGGACGAGACATGAACATCGCCGTCATGAAGTGGCTGCTCGCCAACCGCAACGTACTCCAGCAGGTGGTCGAGGCTGCCCGTGGCTGGAGGAAGGACATGCCCTACGCGGAGCAGTGGGTGATCGTCGACAAGATTGCCCGCATCCTCCTGCCCATCCTCGATCCGGCCACGGTCACCAAGCTTTCGGTCCCGGAGTCCCCGGTCACGGTATCTGCTGCCATGTCTGTGGGTGCAGAGGTCCAGGCCCTGGGCGTGGACTGGAAGCTGATCGTGGAGGTCGTGATCCCGATCATCATCTCCATCCTCCAGGCCATCTCTCATACCCCGTGAGCTACGTCAGCCTTCCTCCCTACCGAGTTGCTCTGGCTTCGTCCGTCAAGTCGGTAGGGGAGAGGCTTGACTGGGGGCTAAAAGCCTACGGCATCCCGTCGATCTGGTCGCGGAGCCAAGGCGAAGGTGCGGTGGTTGCGGTCATCGACTCTGGCGTGGCCCACCACCCCGACCTTGAGAGTGCCGTCACAGACAGGCGGAACTTCACGCTCGACGCCGAGAGTTCGGATACGCTTGGGCACGGCACGCATGTGGCGGGCATCATCGGGGCCCGCTCTGGGATGAAGGGCATCGCTCCTGCCTGCACCATCCTGTCTCTCAAGGTGCTCGGTCACTCGGGCACGGGCGACAACACGTGGGTGGCACAGGCTATCCAGCAGGCCGTGGAATCCAAGGCTGACATCATCTGCATGTCGCTCGGCAGTCCAAAGGCAGACAGCCAAATCCACCATGCAGTCCGTGCTGCCCATGCTGCCGGTCTGATCGTGGTCTGTGCGGCTGGCAATGACGGCTCAGCGGTGAACTACCCTGCCGCCTTCCAGGAAACCATCGGCGTCGGGGCCGTGGACAAGGACGGCAAGGCGTGCGAGTACTCGTCTCGCGGCAAGGAGATTGCCGTCGCCGCCCCCGGCAGTGACATCACATCCTGCTGGATTGACAACGGGTACGCCACCATCAGTGGCACCAGCATGGCAGCACCGTTCGTGGCCGGGACGCTCGCGTTGTACGTCTCGTCTGCCCGCAAGAACGGCAAGAAGGTCAACCACGCCGATGTCATGGAAGCCTTGGCCAAGACCTGCACTGACGCCGGGGACGCAGGACGCGATCCGCTGTACGGCTGGGGTCTGATCGACCCGCACAAGCTCGTCAACTACAGCCCGTCCGATTCGCGGGACGGCGTTACACTATGGATTCCAGGAGCCAGGGTGCTATGAGCAAGCAAGTGCAGTTCGCCATCTTCGCCCTTACCGGCTGCGTGATCGTGGCCCAGTACGTTTACCCGTTGCTCAAGCCCTACCTCAAGCTGCCCGTACGCTCTGGTTCCAAGCTTCCGGCAATGCAGAACATCGAGTCAGTCATGATGGTGCGGGACCAGTACGTTGGTCGGGACCAAGCTGTGGTCGCGTGTGCCAATGAACTCCTGCAACTCCTCCTCAAAGCACAGGGCTGAACCATGCGTAAGCACATCCCGATCCTGCTGTGCATTGCCTTGTGCCTGCTGACCATGATTCCGAAGGTCGAGCGACGGGCACCACGCCCCGGCCCTGTCGCCACTGCCCTGGCCACGGCCACGTTCAAGGACAAGGACGACCTTCGCCGGTACTTCAACTCGATGGCTGACGTCACCGCCCGAGACAAGGGCCAGCGAGTCAAGACCCTGGCTCAGTGGCGAGAGGCACACCGCAACGCCTTGGGCTTGGCGTTTGGCGGCACCGGACTGGTGGGCAAGTACCCCGGCCTCGACGTAGCCATCGACGGCATCCTCCACAAGCAGCAGGGGCTGGTTGACCAGTCACTCGCCACGCCCTTGTCGGACGGACGCACCCTGTCGGATGTGCTGGTCGATGCCTGCAAGGAAGTAGAGGCTCAATGTGAATGAGCATCTCCAGGGATACCGACCTGACCCGGCTGAACGCGAGAGCTTCCTTGCCAGCCAGCCTGTCCAGCGGTTCTCGATGGCTGGTCCCAAGGGCCAGTGGAAGGGCAAGCGGGCCACGCTGTGGCACTACTACCGCACCATCGACCGCCGTGCGTACACCGAAGTGCAGACCGGACCCGACTGCACCTCGCATGGCAGCCGCAACGCACTCGACACCTCGCGGTCCGTGAGCATAGCGACTGGCCGGGCTCCCGCCACATGGAACACCATCACTGCCACCGAGCCCATCTACGGGGCGAGAGGCGACTGCGACCCACGGGGTGGCATGTCCCCTGCCCGAGCCTCACGCTGGCTGCGTGACGTTGGCTACCACGGGAGGATGAAGTACGACGCCGTCGACTTGTCCACCTACAACTTCGCCATCGGCAGGGACTGGTGCCGGGGCGTGCCCGACAAGGTGAAGGCTCTGTGCGATGGCCGCAAGGCTGGCACCATCACCGCCATCGAATCCATGGACGACCTGTTCGACGCCCTTTTCAACGGGTATGGAGTTCACTCCGGACAGAGTGCTGGCTGGGCAAGCACGCCCAACGGCATCTACCACCCACGCTCCCGCAACGACTGGGGGCACGACATGCAGATCGGCGGGTACGACGACACGCGTACGCACTGGCCGTACACCGTCGTGTTTCTCATGCAGTCTTGGGGTGACTGGAACGAGCCCGTCAAGGACTGGCCCGCCGACCTCCCGCCCCCAGTGCCCGGCATGATCGTCAGCAAGGCAGACGATGCCGAGGTGTGCGTGGCAAGCAGGGATTGCTGGGCAGTCTCGGATGTTGTTGGCTACCCGCCAACCGTGCTGCCAGACATGGGAACCATAGGGATGCTGCGAAGATGATCGAATACATCCTGGCTCTGTTCATCAACGGCCGGTCGTACGTTCCAGAGATTGCCGTCGAGACGGCTTTCGTTCTGGCTGCCGAGCCTGTCGCACCCGTGCCTGTGGTCACCGGCAAGTGCTGCACCGAGTGCAAGAACACCGGGAGGCTTGTCCATGGCGACGGGCACTCCACCGATTGCAAGTGCCCGCCCACCTGTGCCTGCAAGAAGAAAGCTGGACGATGAAGACATGCAAGCTGCTGGATGCGTGCGTGCGTGAGACGAAGGCTGGCAAGCTGGGCGGCGGTGCCAGCGATGCCATCGCCAGAGACATCGCCGCCATCGCCATCGAGTCCATGCCAGACGACATAGGTCTGGTCGACAAGCGAGAGCTTCGCATGGCTGTGGCCGAGCGGTACATGGCCGAGCACAAGCCCGGCTTCCTGTTCTCGATGATCGTCCTCCCCGTCATGATCTCCCTCATCTCTCACTGGCTAGTCCAATGGTTCAAGAACCGACCGAGCCAACTCAAGGAACTGAAGGCAGCGGCATCGGGAGGGTGCGCCTGTCGGTTACGTACGGGGGCCACGCCCACCTGTACATCTACCGAGAAGGAGAAGAACTCGACGTCGTCGACGTCATCGCCAGACACGTGGCCGAAGGAAGGCTAGAGCCGGACGCCGGGGACTTGTTGTGCATGATGCTTTGGGGGGGGTTCGATGACGCCTGAGACAGAACTGTGGATGCTGTTCGTCACGCTGGCCGTGGCTGTCACGCCGTGGGCATTTAGCCTGCACGCGAAGGTGGCGGTGATCGCCAACACAATCCAGACCCTACCGCGGATGCTTGAGGAAATGAAGGATACACTCAAGCAGCATGAGTTCCGTCTGGACACGCATGAAAAAGAAATCCAAGCTATCAAAGCGACAGCAAGACCTGACCGTTGAATGGATGCACCTCGTCAGGCGTCTCGCAGTTTACTTCGTCCAGTTCCGGCCGGGCTGGCAGAAGTGGCTGTACGTTGACGACTTGGAAGGCGAAGGGTATCTGGCACTGGTCAAGGCCGCACGCACGTACGACCCGGCACGGCTGCCATACCCCAAGGCATACTTCGCCAGGGCCATACTCAATGCCATGCTCAAGCACATCAAGCGGACGACCCGCTGCCCCGGTGTGCGAACGTCGCTGAGCGAAGCGGAGCAGCAGGCCCCCGAGATGGAGGAGGCAGACGAGCTACGCATGGCAGTCATGGACTTGCCAGAGTGCGACCGGCCCATCGCCATCGACCGCTTCCTCATTGGCTGCACCATCCAATCAATCGCCGCACGCCACAACCTCACGGTACGGATGGCGTCTCTGCGTTCCCGGCGACTGGCAAAGATTCTTGCGGACGAATTGGGTATCCGTCTTGTGCGGCGCAATACAACCTCCTGATGTCAGTGCGGTTGTACCAACCCTTGGACCCAGCCTTGGACTGTGGCTTGCGGATGCCGCGTGACTGAACGTCAAGGGCGATGGCAGCCCATGACATGCCAGTCGAACGTGCCTCCATCACCATCGTGCCAAGCTCCCGCTCCTTCTGGCATGGCACGAACGTCCGTTCCCTGGTGATCCATCCCCACGGGCGGCTGGGTCCAAAGGGTATCTGGTGCTTCTTCATGTAGGCGTAGATGGCACGCACCCGGCGACCGGTCATGCGTGCCTCATACTCTGCCGCTGCGGAGATGACGCCGAACATGAGCCCACCTTCGGGCGTGTCGAGGTCGAGGTTCAGGTCGAGGAACCGGACCTTGACCCCGAGCTTCCGCCATAGGGCAAGCGTGTTGTGGGAGTCCTGCTGCGAACGGAACGCCCGGTCGGGGTGGGTGATGACCACCATGTCCCCGGTCTGAAGCAAGTCCCACAGCTTACGCCCCTCGCGGCGTGTCTCCATGGGGTTCTTGCTGGCCGACACAGCCTCGTCCGCGAACACGCCCCCGAACTCGGCGTCGAGGTTGCGGATGTAGGCAGTCAGCCTTTGGACTTGGTTGTCCGCAGACTGCTCTTGTTCGTCGGTCGATACCCGAGCGTACCCGTAAGCCTTCATGGTCTACGCACCCGTCAGTCCGGGGCTCCTCAAGTGCCTTCTTCGTACAGCCTGCCGGAACCCTCGCCCTCGCAGCCCATCGCCACGTTCTCCAGCAGGGTGCGTGCGGTAGCTCCTTCCCACTGGCTCGACATCTTCCACTTCACGGTGAATCCATGGAGGGCGTCGGACTCGCTGCTTGGATAATCCCATTGCCAGTCCGTGATGTCGACACGGAGAAGCTTGGCAGCTTTCCGAGCAAAGGTCTCGACAAGCGTGCCGAGCGTGACGTCTGGGTCGCAGCAGCTTAGCGAGAAGTTGCTCAGCCACTGTGAGTACAGCACATCCAGCCCGCCAGACGGGTGCTTGAACACATTGACATTACCATCCATGGTGCAATGCCTGCGGTTCAGAACCTGCTCACGCAGGCCGTCCCGCTCCTTGGCCATCTTGTCCACCTGATCGGCAAGCTGCCGCATGATGTCGGTCGCTTCCGCCACGGTGGCAGGGGAAATACTGAAGGCAGAGAGCGTGCGGCACAGGGAGTCGAGCTTGTCTGCGGCCATGATGGCACGTGCGTCAAGAGTCATTGCGATCCTCGCTTGTAGTGGGTAGAGCGTCTTCGGAACCGGGCGGGGCTTGTGAGTAGGAAGTACAGCAGAAGAACCACGGCAGCAAACAGGAAATCAAGGTGCTTGTCCTGCAAGGAAAGCCCTCCAGTCACCCGAACATTCGGTATTGCGGGTCTCGCTCGACGCGAAACTCAGGGCAACCGCAACGCACGCAAGGATGGGTGTTTTCCTTGCGTGCGTTGCACCGGTTGCACAACCTGCTAGATGTCCTTGCTTGTTCTGGCAAAGCACTGGAAGACGTAGACGATTCTGCGGTTGGACGAGCCCTCCTTCGGGGGGCGTTCCTCATAGGCATACACCTCGACGTCACGGGGTTTGCGAACTACCTGCAAGAACTCCTTCGGCAGCGGGAGCGGAACCGGAATCATGCTGCCGTCAAGCGAACCACCAATCATCTCCAGAGGCATGGACTCCTCAATAGGTGGGTGCGTCATTCAGGGAGAGCCTTTCGTTCAGAAGCTCGACCGCAGCTTGGAGGTCACGCACCGCCAAGGCAAGGTCGCGGAGAGTAGAAACCACCGCGTCCGTGCTGACGGACTGCACCTGCTGGGCCAGCGGCTCGGCTTCGGTCAGGCCGTGCCGCAGGGCGAACGCCTGACGTCGAGCGTTCAGCAGCTTCCGCCCTTGCTCTGGGTCAATGAAGACCCGTCCAGTCCTGTCGCTGGCCCAGCGAGCCAGCTTCACGGCAGCGATCTCGCCGTTGGTGTGGGCTCGGGAAAGCCACACGGCTTCCCTCTGGTTGGTGGCAACCCGAGCAATCTGCACGAACCCATCCGGCACATCGGCCGGGCTGGTCACAAGCTTCGTCCTGTGCATCTTCATCGACTCGCTCCTTGTCGCTTCGCGTGTCATCCTTCACCGCACCTTTCGTCCGGCAAGGATGGAGTTGAGGGCAGACACGGTCGCACCACGCTTGGCACGAGGAGTGTCAGCCAACTCCGGGAACTTGCACCCCTTGCGGGCGTACGCATACTTCCGCGTATGCACTGCGGCACGTGTCATCCCGAGGAGCAGAGCAAGATCGTCGTACGTCTTGCCCTCCTCGAAAGCCTGCCGATAGGCGGTGCAGTACTCGATCTCGCTGACTCTCTTCGCTGGCATAGGAACCTCCGAAACTGGTGGGTGAAAGGAACTCGGGCGTGTGTTCTACTGCAATCGAATGGGGCGTGTCAATACCGTGTGTGGATCAGGTCTTTTCGGCCTCCTCCCAGAGCGAGATGGCGGTGTCGGTGACGTCGTGCCACGCTTGGATCATGTCGTCGACGGTCACTCCCCCCGCTGGACGAACGCCGCTCAGCCACTGGCGGCAGGCGTGCCGGATGATGTAGCACGCGGACAGCGTGGTGTGCTTGCCGAGTTTGTCTTGCGAGAGAAGCTGAGCAGCCAGCGTTCGAAGAGTCTCGCCCTGGCTCTCGATGGTCGCCTTGAGGCTGGCGATCTGCTGTTCGTAGGGCTCAAACGGATCGGTCATGCAGTCTCCTTCTAGCCGGATCGTGACCGGCCAATGCCGTGGAAAAGGTAGTGGGAGTCCCAGTCGTTCGGCTCATCTTTGGTCAACACTCTCGCACGCAACTGGCCCTTGGTGCTGTAGTCAAAGCGAGTGAACGGGTAGCAGGTGTACGCAGCCCACTGCTTGGGGCGGTTGGCAGAAATCCATGCCTGCTGGCCTGTGTTTCCCCAGCCAATGAGCACCGCCCCGAACTGAACGTCTCTGTTGAGGACGACCACGGAGTACCCCGGCAACTCCGGGGTGTACGAACGCAGCCGCCGCAACGGCAGTTCTGACAGCGTCATGGGATCGAATAGCTCTGATCTCATCCAACCTCCTCTTCTGCCCAGTCGTCGATGCCATGGGCGACACGGACGGGCTCGGGGATTCTTTGCCGAATCCACTCGGCATTGCAGACCACTCGCCAGTTCTTCGTGGTGTACCCTTCGCACACGCACAGGTCGCGATTGACGGGGTCTTTGGTGACCAGAGAGAAGGTCTCCAAGACGTCGTTGTCCATCGCTGTCTTGAGCATGGTCCGCAGATAGAACGGCCACTCTTGGCTGTCGAACGTGACAGTCAGGTTGTCGCCGTCAAGCTGTGCAACCGGCTCGCCGGGTCGTCTGCCCCACGAATCCTTCTGGCCCGTGTAGTCAATCCGGAGGTTCTCCAGACGGACTCTTGTCAACACTCGCTCTGTCTCCGCTTCATCGGAAAGCAAGGCAAGCCTCACCTCGATGTCCGTTCGTCTGGCCCTGTAGCTAGGGCACAGTGCCATGCAGATATCGCCTGCGTTCCAGCAGTCGACAATCTCTTGGGCACAGTCTGGCTTGCAGTGCATCGTCAACTTGTTGTAGCTCGACAAGTGTCAGGCTCCTTTCTTCGGGGGACGCGGGGCGATGAAGCCCTTGGCGGTGAGGAAGTCGTGCAGGTAGGGGTAGGACTTGCGGGGCAGCCACTTGACGAAGGCGGTGGCACTCGCGGACTCGGCCATCGAGCGATTGCCGGGACCGCAGAACTCCACCAGAGCCTGTGCGAACTCCAGATTCTTCATGAACCCACGCTTGTTGAGCGTGCCCTTGAAGATGCGGAACTCGGCAGTGCGTCGGGTGATGTTGAGTGCCACGTACCGATCGTCGCCGTAGCGGACGTCGGAGATTTTCTTCTTGCTTACACGGGCCCACCGGTCACTGGTGCGGCCAGCGATCGTGGACACAAGGTGCTGGTTGGTGGGCTCGTTGACGAACACCAGCATCTTGCCAAGCTGGAGTTGGGTGAGGGCAGCCTTGGTGACATGCACGTGCATGCCACACCGGCCAGTCGTCCACGATGCCAGTCGCTTCTCGGGCTTGCTGGCGAAGAACGACTCCCAGTGCCGCTTGTGGACAGAGACACTGTCGGGACGGGTCACGATCTCGATGCCCTCGTCGGACAGGCTGCCGTCCTCCTTGAGCACCGCGTAGTCCGTGCCGAGATGCTCGCGGATGAACTCGGCACCGTCATCCTGACTGCGGTGAGCTTCGGTCTCAAGCTCGATGCCGTACTTGATCTTGTCCTTGGTCTCCGATCGCATGGTGTCGGCAGACCTGTCGCTGTAGTCGGACACGCCGCTGCTGCGACTGGAACTGCACGAATCGCACTGGCCATCGCACAGGTCGTCGTTCCAGTGCTCGGTGCCGCAGTCCTCGCAGCATGAGACATGGTCGTCGTAGCAGTCTCCGCACAGGTGGTCGCCGCCCGGAGAGGAGTAGGCGTCGCGGCGTCGGATGTTGTCGCCGCACAGCGAGCAGCTTGCTGTCATGTGCTCCGGGTAGTACTCGCCGTCGATCGACACGCAGTCGTCGACCCAGCGGAACTCGCCGTCGTAGCACTCGCAGATGCGGTCGTCATCCCGGTCGACCCAGTCGCCGCTGGTCAACTGCACGGCACACTCTGCATGCACGATGGTGCCGCACTCCAGCGTGACGACATCGGCGGGCAGGTAGTACTCGCCGTCGCTGGCAAGGATGGCATCGCCGCCATCGTACTCCGTGCCGTCATGAAGGGTCACCGTCTTGTTGGCGTTGGTCAAGATCGTTCTCCCGAGTGGTGGTAGTGAAGTTCGCTGATGGCATCGACGCCTTCGCTCTGGATCATGTCGTCAAGCTCTTGGATGGAGTAGCCCATCTCAAGGAGGTCTTCGTACTCAAACTGCTGGTCGTGGTGCATGTTGGACAGGTAGCGGCTCTCGTTGTGGGCTTTCACCTGCAACTCCTCCGCGTACGCTGCCCATGCCGCACTGTCTGCGGCAAGAATGTCGTCGCGAGACTCAGACGAATCGCCAAGCACAATCAGCTTGCCGTCGTCGTCGTCCTTTGACTGCTTTTTTTCCCAGTGCTCCGTGTGCCACTTGGACATGCCGTAGGAGGCAGTGCTGCCGTAGCCGAAGCCGTAGGACTTGTAGGACTTGTTGCTGTACCAGACACCGGACTCCCAGTGTCCGTCCTCCTCGTTCCAGATACCGTACTGACCGTCCCGTCGCAGGAAGCAGAACTTGCTACCCGAGATGGCTTGACTGCCCATGTAGGCAATCTCTGGACGCAGGAAGAAGTCCGGGTCACGCTTGGCCATGGGTGCCAACACACCGTCGACATAGTGCCACGTATCCGAACGCTTGGGCTTGGTCTTGGTGTCAATGTCCAACACACCGTTGTGGATCATGACGGTCTCGTCAGTGACCCAGAACGGGTGACAGTTCTTGACGCCGCGAGTGCCGTGAGTTGCCCATCGGAAGTGGATCAGAGCCTGATGCTCTGCCCACGGCAGGTACGCCTCAAGGAACTCGGCGTACTTGTAGAACCCCTTGAACACACGCATGTGGCCGCGGTCGACCACAGCGAAACCGGCACTGTGAGGGTTTGAGACAAACCCTTCCTCCAGGTGATCGTGTGGCACGATGACGCCGGATGGCTTGTAGATGGCTAGGCACACTAGATAGATACCTCCTCGGTGTTGTCGGAATCGGACGAATCGCACTTGTACGGATGCTCGGCCATGTACTCTTCGATCTTGGATGGCATGTGAGGGTCGCACCTTTCGGTCCGGCACTCGTCCAATGCTCTGTCGAAGTAGTCGTACTCTGGCTTTGGTTCGTCAGCCCGGAGCGAAGGGATGCCCGGCAGGGTGGTCCACATCTGGCACCACTGTCCGTTGCCGTAGATGCGGCGGCTGTTGCGATCCCACGTGTCCCAAACCATGCGGACGCGGAACCGTCCGACGACGAACTCTCGGGCAATGGGCCAGCAATGGTAGGTCACACTGCCTTCCTTTCTCTGCCGTGTGGGATCGTGCCCCACTGGAGGCATGGGAACATTGCTCGGTTGTCGATGGCCAAGCGGGCCCCGTGCCCGTGGATTGCGGTGTAGTCCCGCAGCCACTGCTTGGCCTCATGCTCATGGTCGAACCGGGCAAGAACTACCCGCTTCACCATGACGCAGTAGGGCGGTGTGTGTTTGAAGGGTCACCTCCCTCGGATGCTTTCCGAGATAGCCACGGCACAGACACCTGCCGTGAGGATCAGGACAAGACACTGCTGGGACCAACTCACTGTCGAATCTCCTAGCGTGTGTAGAACCGGCGAGACAGTCGCTTTGTGCGGGCAAGCTTGCCCACACTCAAGACCTTCCGATCCCAGAACGACGGGCCCGGCGACCCCGGCTCCCAGAACTTGGAGGGAGCAGGGTAGACCGATGCCCGCAGCAACCGGTCGCGGAAATCGAGGGCATCCCGGACACCGTTTCGCTGCCGGATTAGCAGCAACTGCGATGCCAGCATGGGCCTGTAGCAACAATGCTGCGAGTGACGTTCGCGGGCCCACTGCTGGACCCACCGCGTCATTCGCGGCTGTGTGATCGGACCAAACATGGGAACACTCCTAGAACGGAAACCATTTCGGGGCAGTGTCAGTCCTGCCCACAGATGGGGGCCGGTCACAGTGTCTCTGAAGTGAAGGGATGGAGATGCAAGAGACGCTGCATGTCTCCAGCGAACTCGTCTTCCCAACTAACGAACCTGCATACGTCCGCGAGAAACTCGTAGTGCTTCTCTTCCGGACTTTCATCTGCTGCGTCAGGAGAGTCTCGATCCCATTCGTACCCTCCAATGTGGAAGTTGGGCTTCCAGGTCAGGTCGAAGTCGAACCTGCCGATGGTTAGCGTGACGCTTCGGCACTGGCACAAAGCTGCCTCCTCTGCCCGCATGGGCTACTGAGTGGGTCGTTCCTTCTTGTTCTCGCGTTCGCGGGCTGCAAGCATTGCGTCCGCCATTTCGTAAGCCGCCACTCCGGCCTGATGACAGGTTCCTTTGTAGGCGAGCGAACCCTGCAAGGCCGCAGCCGCGAAGTAATCTCGCAGGGTCACTGAGGACTTGAGTTCGCTCAGTGCATGATGGAGGCGGATCACCTCTCGGTGAAGCTCCTCGTTCTCCTGGCGGCACCGCTTGAGTGTCGCCTTGTCAACTTTGTCCATTGCTGGAACTCCAGGGATCATCAAAGACACAGGAATCCACCCCACTGCCCGAAGGCAATGGAGCGGGGTCGCATGTCCTCTGACATAGGGCCGTGGTTTTTGGCTTATCCGGATACTCCGGACCACATAGCACCAAGCAAGGCTTGTGCCCTCCGCAACAAGGGCCGTCTCCTCTCAGGCGGGAGGCGGCTGTATCACCGACTGCGGCGTGCCCGCATCATCCAACCGTGACGCACTCCAGAGCGATGTGCATCGCCTGCCAGTGGTCGAGTCCCTCGGCTCGGGCAAACCGATACGAGTAGTCGTACAGGGTCTCATCCACTCCCATCCACCAGATGGGATCGTCGTCCGGCAGTTCGTAGCTCGGAAGACGGGAACCTTCTTGCATAGGCACATCCTTCGCTGCCCGTATGGGCGTGTGAGGGAATCGGGCTCTTGTCAAGGGGCTGCGGGGCGTGGGCTACCTTTGCTGTCGGAAACGGCCATACCAAGAGGGCAGCCGCCGTTTCTCTGCCACACGATCCCCGCACTGCTGCCGCTCAAGGCGGCTCTCTCCAAGCAACACTGAGTCACCCCCTCGCATCTCCGTGCGGGGACATAGGGGTTGCCCTCACCCGTCCTGCCGGTCGGCAGGTAAGGCTGGGGGGCGACTCAATGCTGCCGGTCTAGAGCTACCGGGAGCGGGGGCCACTGCTGCCCGTATCATCGTGAGGATGACGGGGGGCGACCCGGTCGCTGTACAGGCGTTCACCTGTACACCTGTACACCACCCTCCGGAGCGGTGAACATCCGAACACCACCCGGTAGGGTAGTGAACGAACGATCACCAACCCCGGAGGGGGGTTGACAGGATCGAACCGAACCGAACCGGATCGAACCGGAGCGGAGTCGAACCGAACGGAAGGTAGTGCATGGCCGCACCAATTGACCGCCGCCCCGCTGCGAATGACGCGTATAACGGAACGCGCGCGTACCTTATCTAGTGGTTCGCTAAGAAAATCCGCGCACCCCTATTGCAATTGGTGCGGCCATGCACTCTACTACGCTCTCAGCCCCACCGGTCACAACGACCGGACAGGGGAAACCCACAGGAGCCTAGACCATGACAACCGCAAACGCCACCACCGACACCGCCGCCGCCGTCGCCGCATGGGCCAGCCGCACGCTTGGAACCGCCGCCCCGGCCGACCGCCACGCCGAACACGCCGAACACTACAACCCGGCCACCGTCCCGGCCGACGTCTACGCCCGCTCCATCGCATGGCTTGCACGCCGATATGTTCGGGACATGACTTCCGCCGCCCCGGCCCCGGCCCCGAAGGCACCCAAGGCACCCCCCGCCGCCCGCGCCGATGGCACGCCGGTCATGATCGACGAGAAGGCAGCCGCCGCCCGGAAGGCAGCCGCCAAGGACGCCCAGACGATCCGCACCGGGGGTAACGACCACAAGGGCCTGACCTACGCCGAACTCGTCGCCCGTAGCCACGACGCCGCCGCAGACTACTACCACGGCGCCATCGTCCGACTCTCCACCCAAACTATCAAGCGCGGTGAAACCATCGCCCGTACCGGATGGCAACGCGCCAACGTCGGAGCGCACGACCACGCCCGCGCCGCGATCGTCATCGCCCAACAGGCTCGCCGCGCCCGATGGCGGACCGCCGAGACCGAGACCGGGGGGGGGCGAACGACAGGCCGCCGCCGCTTCCCATTCATCCACGGGATGAGCGCCACGGGGGACAACCCCGCCGCAATCGCAGCCCTTGCGGAATCCTACGCCCGCACCGGCCGAACCGGAACAGGCCACCACACCGGCCGTGGACGACGCCCCACCATCGCGGCCCCAGCCCCGGACACCACGTACCGCGATGCTATGGCCGATGCCGTTGAGGCGATCATGGGATGGACCCAAGCCGAGAACACCGCCGCCCCCAAGACGCCGCACGCCACGGCGGGAGGGCTTGCAAAGATCGAAAACCACACCATGACCCGCAACATCGATGGCACCACCGCCATTGTCGACGTCGACCATATCGGCCCCGACACCATGCCAGTCCTCCAGAATGGCCAATGGAGGAGGGTACAGACAGGATGGACAGCCTACACCACGACCCGCAGCATCCCCCGCCACCGCTTCACCATGGCCACGGCCAGTAGCACCAACGACCACTACCAACCCTCCACCGTCCACGACATCGACCACGTAGGGGAGATCGTCGCCGCCTGTACAACGTGGAACCCGACCCACTTCCCCGCCGCCCCGGCCCCGATCCAATCGCGGGGACCATGGTACACCGTCGAAGGCATCACCGTCGTCCAGACGCACCGTCCCGCCCCCGCGCCACGACCGGCGACCCCGGACACCATCGCAGGGTATCGGGAGATCATGACCTATCAATCCTCCCTCCCGAGGAGCCCGTACAAGGATTGGAACCCGCACGACGTCACCCGCATCGCGGAGGCTTTCCGCCGCAGCATGCACGACCAAGCCGCCCGCGCGTGGAACCAGACAATCGGCACGCAGGCCGCGCAGTGGTGGTATGACGCCGCCTCCCGCTGATCGACCACGCCCCCCGGAGCGCTCGCGGTTCCGGGGGGCTTTTTCATGCGCCGATGCCGTCCTCCAGGCCGACGACGCACGACCACCGCACACGACTAGCGACCTCGAGCCCGAATGACGACGACCACCAGGCCGATGGCAACGCCGATGCAGGCCCGCCTATCGGCCGGGAGCGCCGCGCGCTCGCTTCGCTCGCTTTTTCGGAGCGACTCCGTCGCCCCTTAGATAACATGTCCAATACCGACCCGTTCCGGACACCCTAACCCTAGCGTACTTCTACCCTTAAGTTGTAGCTCCAGCCCGACTCTGTCCGCTCGGGGGGTGGGCCGGGGACGCTGCGCGTACCCCCAGCCCCCCCCGAGCGGACGTAGGAGTTTGTCAATTCCCCTCCGAGATTTTTTCACTATCTCGGCCCCCACGTGATGATTTCCCCCAAATCTCACCCCGTGAACCCACGCGATTCTGGGGTTGCAAGCCCAGCGTCCCCTTGGTAGTCTCCCGCCACGCCAATAACTCAAGGGGCTGGGCAATCCCGGCCGTGGCAGAGTCCCTTCCTGGGCGATCCGGGTTCGACTCCCGGTTGGCGTACTGGTGTTCGGTCAGGCTTGGAGGGAATCCCCATGAAGATGATGAGTGCTGTGCTGGTTTCGCTGTCGCTGGTCTGCTCACCCGTGCAGGCTGCACTCCAAAGAACTGCCCCCACGGCCAAGTCCACGGCTGTGGCTAGTTGGTGGAAGCGGACGATCAAGATTCACTACGCGAACGGGAAGTGGGAGTATGGCTACTACCGGTGGTGGGGTCTGGCTGACTCGATGGTCTCCCCCACGGTGTGGATTCTGTTGAACGGCTCGACTCAGCAGGCGTCCTGGGCGTTGATTGGTGCGAGGATCGAGGTGATCGGGGTGCCCTATCCGGGGTGAGGAGGTGTTGCCATGGACTGGGATGGACTGTGGTCGTTCATGTGGTTTTGCATCGGCTGGGTGGCGGGTATCGCTACCGTTGTGGCTTGGTTCTGCTGGGGACTCTTGAACGAGGGCAACTAATGACCAAGGCGGACATGCAAGCGAAGTCGTACTCCCAGGAACGCCTGCAAGAGATTTTCCTCAAGGCGTTTGAGCGGGAGCTACTGACCCCAGCCACCTTGAGCTATGAGCAGGAGATGGCTCTGAAGGCTTCGATCGCCTACTTCAAGCGGGCGGAAGCCGAGCGAGAGGCTATCGGCGGGGGCAAGTACCGGGTGGGTACGGTCACCTCGCCAGCATACGGTCTGGTTGACTTGGTCGGTGAGTTGGAGGGGATTCTGGAACGCTTTGCGGAAAGGCCGATTCAATGACCTCATGGGAAGACGTTGCTTTGCAGGCGGTGATGTGGATGGGATTGGCTTTGTACATCTGGGTTCTACGGAGGGATTGAGCATGACCCACGCATGGTGTTCCGATCCGTCGAGGGACGAGTCCGTGCGAGCGGCCGAGGACGGCCGGACCTCGCCGCTGCCGACGCTGGAGGAGTGCATCGAGCGGCAGAAGAAGACGGCCCGCCCATGTGGTGGGACCGATCCCGCCCCGTCGCGCGGCGAGCGCGGCGCGGCGGACACCGGCATGCGCACGGAGCGGATCACGCTTGAGGTGACGCACAACGCAGCCTTGAGCGCTCGTGAATGGCGGATGTGGCGTACGATTTTTGACCCAAGGTACGGCGAATCCGTCCGCGTCGTGAGCGACGAGGAGCGGGAGGCCGCTCTTCCCGATGTTTCCGACCAGGACGGCGACCGCGTTGCCATCGACTGGCAGGGTCTGACGAAGGTCTTGCAGGCCGAGCGTGACGCCGCGAATCGCGAGCGGGATGCGGCTGTGGCTGAGTCCGAGCGTCGGCTGCGTCTGTGCGAAACGATGAAGAGAGACGGGGATTCGGCCCGTTTTCATGCGGCGGTCGCCCAGGCCCGCGTTGCCGAACTGGAGGAAGCCCGCAAGCGATTTGACACCGCTCTGGAAGAGGCCCGAGACGCCAGCGGGATCAACGATTTCATTGTCCAGAGAGACGAGGCTTTTGACGAGCGTGACGCCGCGATCCGCGAGCGTGAGTCATGGAAGCTCCTTGCCGACCGCACGAACGAAAGGCTTTCTGCGGCAGAGGCCCGCGTGGCAGAACTGGAGGCCGCGAGCGGCGGCGGGCAGCAGAAGCCGGATGCGTGGGGCGTGGTGCGAGACGGAAACGTCCAGAGCGTCACGCATCGACTTTTTCGCAACAAAGCAGGAGACATTGCAGAAAAGCTTGGCGGCACCGTCGTCCCCCTCTACCGCTCACCTCCGCAGCCTCGCGGGTGGCTGACAAATGAGGAGCGGGAGGCTGTCGAGGCCAGCCGCGAGTTCTGGCAGGTGGAGTGCGATTCTACGCTTGGCGATGACACCGACAGGCGTTATCTGGCCGCACTTAGCAACCTCCTCGCCCGCTCGACGCCGCCGGAGGTGCGACTTGTCAGACATCTGAATTACTTCGACTGCCACGGAGATCGCGTGGACGCGTTCGATGCCGCCGACGTTCTCGCAGCCCTTGTCGCTGCGGGCGTGGAGGTGGCGCAGTGAAAACTCTGCTGACTGCTGTGCTGCTGGCGTTCGTCGATCAACGTCCATCGCTGCCGCCGCCGCTGCCAGAGTGGTCGGTCGTAGAGGTTTTGGTGCCGCATCACCCTGTGCCGCCGTCTGGTGAAAAGCGCGTCTGGGTTACGTTCGTCGTCCATGACGGGAAATTACACGGCGGCGGTGGAACGATGCCGCTTCGGTGGCTGAACACCATGCCGTGGAGGAAAAGTGAGCGATAACGAAAAAAGGATTTGGAGGTGGGGCGTGAGTGAGCAGATGCAACGTATTCACGACAAGATCGCGGAGTGCGACCGAGAGGCCGAGTTGCGCGGATGGGACACTTCCGGTTTTCCGCGGTTGTGGTTTGCGGCGTTGTCTCGCGTGGCTGGGCTGGACCTGCAAGAGCGCCGGAGAAAAGCGCGACACCCGGCCGACGGTTCGATTCCGTTGCCAGTCACGCGAGACACTTCGCCTGGGATTTGCGAGCTTCAGCAGCAGAACGACGAACTGCAAGCCGAGATCGCCCGGCTCCGCGAGTCTTTGGCGATTTTTGTCCACGCTCACGCGACTGGAAACATCGTGCCGCCGCACCTTGAAGCCGCAGCGAAAGAACTGGTGAAGGAGGTGGGGAAGTGAAACTCTTACTTCGGCTTGTGAGTGCGGCCCTGCTGGTCGTAGGCGCTGTTACGGTGTGCGTGTGGGTGTGGGTTGTGTTCATGCTGTCGATGGCAGGGAGATGACTATGAGTTGCGACTGGTGCGAACGTCCCGTCGGAGCAAGTCACGCAGTCACGTGCCCGCTGAAGGGATATGTAACCGAGCCTGCGGCACCTTCGGAAGGAGGAACTGGCGATGAGATCGCCAAGCTCCGTGCCGAGATCGCCCGGCTCCGCAAAACCGCCGACGGACAGATCCGGTCCCGCGTTGCCGAGGACATCGCCGTCGAGTCAGCCTGGGAGCGATGCGGTATCACGCCGCACTGGCCCGACGACGAGGCAGGAAGCATTGTCAGTCACGCGGAATCGATGGCGATGGAGATCGCCCGGCTCCGCGAGGAGCGGCGGTGGATTCCGGTGGGCGAGAGGTTGCCGGAACACGGCGATAGCGTCTGGGTGTTCGACGGCACTGACGTTGTCATTGGCGAATACTGGGGTACATGGCAGTCCTACGGTGCGTCCTGTGACGGCGAGGGGCTCAATAGCGAGACCCTCCTTGGCATCACGCACTGGACGGAGATTCGGAAGCCGTCCCCGCCGTTACCAAACGCAAACCGGCTTGCGGATTGAGGCTTTGGGGACATTGGTAGGGTAGGAGCACCCCCCCATGTCATGCCCTACCCACTCTTGCAACTGCTGCAAGGGAGCCTGCTGCTGCGGTCGACACACCTGCACGCAGCTAAAGTGCGACGAGTGCGAAAGCACCACCTCCGTCACCTCGACCAAGGGGTACGGACTGTTCATGGGGTACGGCCAAATCTGTGCCGACCATGACTCTGGGTCGCCGCCGTCCTACTACCCGTACTGCGACCGGCCTGTTGGCTGGTGTTGCAACAAGGCCACGGGTTCGTGTGCCCGCGATTCCGTAAACGGGCCGACAATCTCCCAGTGTGAGTGCTACCGGGAGAAGGGCTTGCCGCCGACCATTGAGTGGCAGGCCAACCCGTTTTGCGAAGACCCCACGCAGCCGTGCTGCCCATACGGCGTGTGCTGCTACACCAACGGCACATGCGGCAACGAGACGAAGTGCATGTGCGAGTACCTGGGGGGCAACTTCCTTGAGGCTGGCGAGGAGAACGTCTGCGACACGGGGGCCTGCTGTTCGGGGACGACCTGCACGGTGCGGACCAAGTGTGCATGCTCCGTGATCGGCGGGGCGACGTTCAAGGGTTACGGGACGACCTGTAGCCCAAACCCATGCACCACATGCTCCCTGGACTCCGACTGTCCAGAGGGTGCGGCCAAGTGCTGCAACGGCACGTGCATCCCATCGGAGTGCTGCGTCATCGCCATCTCCACCACGTGCCCGGCAACCTGCAATCTTGGGTGTACGCTTATCACTTCCGGCCCAAATGCCGGGAAGTACAACTGCTTCCGCAACGACTGCAACCCACTGCCATGAACCCAATCTGGTCTTCGCCGGTCTACCTCCAAGAGCGTGCCCGCCAACGCGGGTACGCCTACGACGAGGTGACCCCGTGCATCGTCGAGGTCAAGGACGGGATGATCCTGGTGGACGTCGATCACCCGGCCTACCCCCTCCACCCCAAGCCTGGGTTCCACGAAAAGGCCACCGCCGCCCTACGGGCTGAGTCCGAAGCCCGGCAAGCCGCCTTGGACAAGGAGCGTGGTGCCAAGGGGCCAGGGACGGAACTCAAGCGGATGCTGCGGATGGTGGGGATCACAGCCACCCCCAACTGCTCCTGCAACGCACGGGCCGAGGAAATGGACACCCAGGGGTGCCTGTGGTGCCTCAAGAACACCGACAAAATCGTTGGTTGGCTCAAGGAAGAGGCTGACAAACGGCAATTGCCGTTCAGCCACGCTGGTGCAAGGGCACTTGTTTATGCGGCCGTTGCTCGGGCTGGGGCCAAGTCGACGGTGCGGAAGTTGATTCCTGGCAAGAAGGGGAAGGCCGATGCCAAGTCTTGAGGAAACAGCCAAGCGGTTTGGGATCGACCCAATCAAGGTGCCCGACCGGCAGAAGCTGACCGAAGCTGTCATTCAAGCTCGGGCTGGCGGCGACGTCCCGAAGGAAATCGCCCTCGTTGCCCCAGAGCCCCCAGCCGCTCCCGCCGATCCGCCTCCTGCCGCACCGCCCCCGCCACCCGCTGGCAACAACCAGCAAGCCAGGGCAATGAACCAAGCCCACTCGGTGGTGTACGGGGCTCCGGTCATCGACCCGACGCACATGAGCAACCTCATGGAGAGCCAGCGGTCGCTCAGCAAGACCGAGTCGTACATCGCCAAGGAGAACGAGTCTCGGGTCGAGCAACTCAAGGAGGAGGCCGAACGCCAGCATGAGAAGGAGATGCTGGCCATGAAGCAGCAGGGCAGGGACAGGGAGTCCTCCTTGATCGACCGGCTTGGCAAGGAGTCGTCTCGCGGTGGCTCGCTTCGCGTCTGGGACCCCGCAAGCAAGTCCTGGAAGTACGGCAACAAACTCCAGGTTGGCCGTGGCGGGGCAAGGCTCACATGAACCCACTCAACGCCGCCAGTCGATTTCTTGTCGACCGAATCGCGGATGTAGCCAACGCCGCTGCAACACGCGTCGGTGGTGGCAATCGCACGCGGGCCATGCTGGCTGCTCGCCGTGGCATCAATGTTCTACCGCTCCCAGGTTCTGGGGCGGAAAGGCAGGCTGTCCTGGACAACCCGGCACTCTCGCCCAGTGTCGCCTATCGGCTGAAAAACAACTTCATCTCTGGCGGGTTCGTTCCTGGCGACCGGCAAACGTCCAACATTGGAACGGCCATCTACCCGGAAGGCAACAACGCCCTCAGAGACCATGAGATCAACCACGGGTACTGGGAGGCGGCTGTACGCGACCCGACCGACATGCCAGCGTTCATGCGGTGGTTGGTAGGCCGCGTGAAGGAAGCGGCCCCCGGCGATGAGTACAGGAGGGCCGAGGCCACTCGCAATCTGTTCAACGAGATCGCCGCCCAGATGCGAGGGGGCCGCAATTTCACGGACATCCCCGCCGAGACGTACGCACGCCTGCACGCGAACAACCCAGAGCTTGCCGAGGCGTACCGTGCCTTCGGTCGATTCCAGGCTGGGGCCGAGGGAATGGCTGGGGGGGCAATCGGAGGCGTGTTGGGTGCCTCTGCTGGACTCGGCATAGACACGCTCGGTGGTCTTCTTGACGATTCGGAGATGTGATGCCTGCATTTGCTGGACCACTCAAGTCCGGGTACATCCCGGCGGCAGCCGCTGGACCGAACATCCCCTGGCTGGTGGATGACGCCAAGCAGAAGATTGCTGTCCAGAGGCCGGTGGAGTTGCCGAGCCTAGCCAGCCGGATGTTCCATCACCCTGGCGTCTTGGGATACGCCATGCGTGACCAGGATGAGTACAACGACGCCGTCAGGCACGACCTCCTCGTCAAGCGTCTTCGGGAGATTCGCGACCAGTTCCCGAACGAGTTCGCCAACACCAACGCTGGCACAGGTCCAGATGGCAAGCCCATCCAGTGGGGCGATGTCCCGCTGGACCAAGACACCACTCCGTCGCCGTACAAGTGGCGTGGAATCTCTGCCCCCGGCCAGCCGATGCGAGAGGGGTCTGACTGGCTTCGATCGGTGTTCTCAATCCCGCAGAACGCCGTCCGGGTGATGGGCGGAAGCGTCAACCAAGCCAAGGCCGAGAGCGACATGGCCAAGGGGTTGGACACCGCACTCATGGGCATCCCCTCCATGATCCAAGGCAAGGACGCCAACCCAGAGTGGTCGGGTGACAAGGAGCGTCCCTTTGCTGCCCTGGAGCGACTGACGGAATACCCGGAATCGCAGGGGCTCCTGGAAGCCAAGCCTTCCAATTCCGATGAGGCGAGGGACGGAATCACCTCGTTTGGCCAAGCCTTCGTGGACATCGGTGCCCCCGAGAACACGGCCACCTACATGGTTGGCGGTCTTCTCGATGGCCTGACCGACCCATTCCCGCTTGGTCCAGCGGCTTTCCGATCGGCCATGGCCAAGCAGTACGGCAAAGCTGCTATCCAAGCCGCCGCCGAGTTTGGCCCCAACCTTGGAGCCAGCTATGTCGCAGCCCCCCGCAAGCCAGTCGCGCCGCCAGAACCCGTTGTCCATAAGCACTGGTCGGAGTACCACTGATGCCGAACCCGCTGAACCGCGCAATGGCAATAGCGTCTAAGGTGGTTGGGGAACTCCCTGTCGGGAAAGTACTTCCGCCTCCACCGCCGCCCCCTCCCGCTCCTGCCAGGGCGTTCCATCAAGCAGAGGCACCTGCTGCGAACTCTCGTCTTGACGAAGTTCTTGCTGCCGTGCAGCGAGCCATTTCCAAGCAGCCTGTTCCGGAAGGCCACTCTCGGCTGTATCGGTACGGCCCAGTGCCTGCTGACGCGTCTGGCGACGGCACGCGAACAGTGTTCGGTAAAACGTATACGCCAGAGGAGTGGGACAAGTACCTCGCTTCTAAAGGAATACGAAACACAGAGCCGACCGGCGCTCGCGGACGGTGGTTTACGGACGTCCCAGAAGAACTTGACTACTACGTCAAGGACGCAGCTTTTCCAAAGCCCCTGTATGCCGTGGACGTTCCATCCGCAAGGCTTCCAGACATAAACGTGTCGCGCACCCCGTACTCAGAAAGTTCATCGAACCACGCGCGTGAGTTTGTGGTGCCTGACGAATACCTGACGCAAGCAAGGCGGCTTCTTGAGGGACGCCAGTAATGCCGAACCCACTGAACCGAGCGGTCGGGCAGCTTGATGGGCTTCTGGCAAGGCTGGCTGGGTACAGCACACGCTCGCCTCGCGTCCACTCTGGCGTGAGGTTCAATCCGGCTGACGGTCTTGGCGGAACCCCCGACGCCGCCAACATTGACTACCGTGGCTTCCAGGCGTACATGACACCGGCTGAGTTCCTTGGGCTGAACCCGGCAAGGAATTATCCGTACGACCATGTCCAGGAAGCCATCCGGTCTGGCCAGGAAATCAGCACGCCCATGCTGATGGTCGACCGACTCCCGAAAGGCGAGGGCTGGAAGGTGGTGGGGCACGAAGGCCGTGGACGCATGATGTCGTTGGCCGAGCAATCCCCGGACTCCCTGTTCCCCGTTGGCGTCCACCCGTACGGAGAAGTTCGGGCCAGGAACCTTACGCCCGACGACTTGTTCCGAGCTATCAAGCCCGAGATGGACAACTCGCGGTCTGTTGCTGTGCCGAGGATGGCAATCCTGAACAAGACGCCATACGTTCGCCCTGGGCTTGGTGACGACGAGGCCGTGGTCCGTGCTCTCCTTGAGATGCTGGGGGAATAATGCCGAACCCACTGAACCGAGCGATGAACGTGGCGAAGTCGGTTGTTGATGCAGCCATGGCACCGGCCGCACGCAAAGTAGACCCGGCGTCCCTGCCTCCTATCCCGGAAGACTATGTGCGACTGACGCACAACACATCTCGGGTTGATCCGTTCCAGGCCGGTGCCCCGTTCCGCTATGCCGGTGAAATCATCGACAGCAGCACGGACTCGTTCACCAACAACGAACAGGTCGCCAACTGGGTCAGCCAAGGCAAGCGAGACAGCTTCGGCCCGCTCACCTTGCTGATGGACATGCCGATCGACGAGCACAACAAGAGGATGTGGCGGTTCGGGTGGAGTGGGTACAAGCCCGTGCCAAACAGCAACATCATCGGCCACATCGACGAGGCAGGGAAGTTCGTCCCACTCAAGGTCGACACGACCAACGCCGACCAGTATTCGGGTCGTCTGTATCGCGAGTCAAAGGAGTCTGACTACGTTCGGCGTCTTCTCAAAGACATGGACGACGCCATTCTCGACGACTACAACCCGATCCCGCCGCCCGTCAAATACATCAGACCGCCCGGCGACCCGGACGTTTTCTAGGCAAGGAGCGTCAATGCCCAACCCGCTCAACCGTGCGGTCGACATGGCTGGTGATGCAGTCCGCAAGATCATCGCCTACCACGGCTCTCCGCACAACTTCGACAGGTTTGATGCCAGCAAGATCGACACTGGCGAGGGCGTTCAGGCATTTGGTCACGGCCTGTATTTTGCGGGCAACGAAAGCACGGGGCAGTACTACCGCGACACGCTTGGTGGCCAAAAGATCGTTGACTACCTCGACGGGAATCCGCTCGACAGAAGCGAATACGCCAAGTATGCAACTGGCGAGGTCGCATACCCGAGCATTGACACTGAGCAGGGGGTGCTTGCAAGACTGCTTTCGACTCCAGGGTTTCCGATTCAAGGCTCGTCCTCATTGCTGGACCGGCAGATAAAGAGAATCGAAACGCCATCAAGGAGACACTCAAACTCGCTGGCCTTGCGGTTAATGGGCACCCCGTGGGAAAGCGCTTCGGTCGATGAGCTAAAAGCAGCCAGAGACATTGCGGCAAATCTAGAGAGCCGCACATCTAGCGTGCGTTCCCCGGCAGGAGTCATGTACCAAGTAGAGATTGGGCATCCGGAGTCATCTCTTCTGGATTGGGATGCGCCAATGAGTCAACAGCCCCTGCCTGTTCGCCGGGCGTTTGGTGACTCGGGCATGGACCTTCCTGGAGACGGACGCAGGGTTTACATGGACGCGGTCACGCGATTGGGGGAGGGCTTTGACGATGATGCGACTGGATTTTTGGCTGGCAAGGCTGCTGCCGAAGAGTTGCTTTCCGAGGGAATACCGGGCATCAAGTACCTAGACGGAATGTCTCGCAATCTTGGGGCAGGCAGCCGCAACTACGTCATGTTTCCCGGCACCGAGGACTCCATCACCATCCTCCGCAAGTACGGTTTACTGCCCGCCGTAGGGGTCGGAGCGGCCTCCGCAGGGAGTGCCATGCAAAATCCTGCGCAAGATTCGCAGTAGCTGGACATTAGGCAGGTAGGAACCAATCCCCCCGAAAGGATTCCAAGCCAATGTCCATCGAAGACTCCATCACTTCCGACGCGACGAGCGAATCGCTCGGCTCCCAGGATGCCGGTGTTTCCGGTTTCTCTGGGGCTGACGCTGGCTCGCAGGCCCCGCAGTCGAACGACCAATCGGCCGGTTCTTCTGCCGGTGGCTTCAGTACTCCGTACGAAGCGTTCCGGCATCTCCCCGACTTTCAGGGCAAGGACGACCTTGCGATCGCGCGGGACTTGTACAAGGCCCATGCGGAGCGGCAGGAGCTTTCCCGGCAACTCAACCAGTTTCAGACGTTGCTTCCGGCCACGCAGGACTACGTTCGCCATGAGCGTGAGTTCCAGGCGTGGAAGCAAGCCCAGGCCGAAGCGGCGCGGCCCAGGGCTCCGGAGCAGCCGAAGTGGTGGAATCCGCCGAAGGTCGAGGATTCGTGGAAGAGTTACATCGTCCGCGATCCCCAGACCGGGAGGGAGGTGATCTCGCCTGACGCCCCGTACGAAGCCCAGCAGGCTCTGCGTCAATACCAGAGCTACACGGCTGACTTCGTCCGACGCTTCGCCACCGACCCCGAGTCGACGCTGAAGCCGTTCGTGGAGCAGGTCGCCGTCCAGAAGGCCCAGGAGATGGTGCAGAACCATCTCAACCAGTACGCCACCACGAACTACGTCCAGGACCTGAACCGGCAGAACGCGGACTGGCTCTACGACGACCAGGGCCGCACGACCCAGGCCGGTCAGGCGATCTCGCACTACATCAACGAAGCCGCCAGCATGGGCATCCAATCGGCCCAGGACCGTTGGCGGTACGCGACGGGCTCGCTCCAGCGTGACCTGCTCGCGGCCCAATACCAGCGAGTCATGGCTGGCCAGCAGGCCCCCCAGGCTCAGCCGCAATCCATCCCGCAGGCCCCAGTGGGCGTCCAGCAGCAGGACGACGCCGCGGCTCGCGACATGCAGTTTCTTCGGGAACGGGCGATGCACGCCCCGAACCGAAGTGGTGGCTCAACTGAACCGAGGGCACCGCGCCCCCGGCAGAGTTTCAATGATCGACTTCGCTCCCAACTTGAGCATGACGGAGTAATCTGACAATGAGTTCTAATGTTGACTGGGCACGTTCCATTGCCACGACCATTGTCAACCATCTCCGCGAGGAGGAGGTTGCATCGCTCCGTAAGTACAAGGTTTTCTCGCTGATCGAGGGTTCCGGCAACGTCCGGACCAACGAGGCTGGGCGAGGTTTCGACTGGGAAATCCAGTACAGGAATCACACTCCGTCCGGCAATAACGGCGAGACTCCTCGTTCGTTCGCTCGCCAGAACCTGTGGAAGCGGGTTGAGCTGGAGTACAGAGGAGCACAAGTCACGGACGCGATCTACAAGCGCGAGATGCTTGAGAACCGTTCGTCTTCTGCCCTGGTCAACGTCGCCGGGAAGATGGCTTCCCGCCTCCTGACGTCGATGGAGCAGTATCTGGCGCGTGAGTGGGTCCAGGACGGTTACGCCAGTGGCAACGAGCTTCGGTTCCACGGGACCGAGTCGTTCATGGGCGTGAACGGCACTGTCAACATCGCGGACGGCACGCAGCGTTCGGCCAATGCCGCCGATCCCTTCGGTTACCCGAGCGACACCTACGGCGGTCTCTCGACCGTCCTGGGTTCGTACGGTGGATCGCAGGCTTCCGGCAGCGTGTGGCCGAACGGGTACGCCGATCCGGAGTTCGACTTCTTCTCTCCTGTGATCGTCAACTTCACCTCGACCTACTTCGGTGGGTCGACTTGGAGTGCGAACTGCACCAAGGCTCTCCGCGAGGCGATCCACCAGACTCGCCGCAACGACAGCAAGGAAGACCAGATCGACACCGTGTTCCTGGATCGTCGACTCTTCATCGACTTCCTCAACACGCTCGACGCCAAGGAGCGAGTGATCGTCAGCCGCACCAACGGCCTCCGGTCCTACGGCTTCACGGACGTCTTCGAACTCGACGGCGTCGAGGTGTCTTCGGAGAACTCTGTGCCGGTGAACACTGGGTACGGAATGGCCATGGGCAATGTTGAGTTGCTCTGTATGGAAGGCCAGCTTCTGAACTCTGAGGGTCCGTTCTACGACGAAATCACGCAGCAGTTCCGCTACGTGGTGTCGTGCCTCGGCAACCTCAAGTTTAAGTCACCGAGGAACTTCTTTAAGCTCCAGGCCCTTGCTTGATCTCTGCGGTAATCTCTCTCACAGGAACCAGATCGAATGAGTACGATGTACGAAGACCCGCCGTTCCCGCTGGGTCAAGTCCTTGGCACCACGACTCCGAGCGACATCCTGGTCAGCCCGTCTGTTCCGGTGGGGAGCAACGTCTACGGAATGGTCAAGCTGTTCCCGGACGTCAACCCGATCACCGGTCGCGTTCGGAGCAACCGGATCAAGAAGTGCCTCGCCGTCCGGAACTCGTCTGGCATCACGCTGGCTGCCAAGCGTCTTGTCTCGCTGAAGTCCGGCTCGCTCCATGAGGTCGACGGTTACGGTTTCCGTACCGATGGCATCGTGAGCGGCGTGGTGGACGAGTACCTGTCGGGCGGTTGCCCGGCCGGTGAGGTGTGCTGGATCACGATCGAGGGTCCCACGGAAGTCTCGCTTGGCCTTGCCTCGCAGGCTGCTGCGGACACCGACCTTGTGGCCCTCACCTCGGCGGCTTCGACGGATGCTTCGACGGCCGGTCGTGCCCAGACGGCGAACGTCACCACGGTGGCTCAGCTTCGTTCTGTGTTCGGCCGGGCTCTTTCCGCGAGTGCGACCACGGCGGCTGACGTCCTGGCTTCTGTGTTCCTCTCTCGGAGGTGATGTATGCCCCTTTCGTCCAATGACACGCGAGCAAACCTCATCATCGGGCTGGCCGACCGCCAGCTTGGTGAGGAGGTTCATGACTCGCTTCGCCACACCACGGGCGCTACCAACGCCCTTACAGTCGGTGCAACTACCACTCGGCTTGGTGTGGCGGGTGGGACGGTGGCGTTCTTCGGCGGGACGGGCTCTACTCGGGCCTCCTCGACCGGCGTCACTGATGTGGCTGGGCTTGTGACCGTGCTTCGCAACTACGGCCTGTTTTCGTGACACAGCCCCTTACCGGGGGCTTTCGGGGGGGAGCCCCTGGTTGGGAAACCGGCCAGGGGCTTTTCTCTTTTCTGGAAAGTGAGAAACATGCCAGAGCCTTCCGCCATCCAGAACATGGACTTCCTTCGCCAGCTTCTTGAGCGGGCCAAGCAAGACCCCCAGATCATGGACATGCTTCGCTTGAGGATGCTTCAGGGGTCCGGACTTGGCCTGGACGCCGTCGCTCGCCTGCGGGGTGACCAATGAACCCGCTCGACGGCTTGATGGGCGACGGGAAGCCCAGCCCGTTTGTCATGGTCTCCGACGAGCGGAAGCCAGCCGCCGAGATGTCGCTTCGCAATCTGATCGCGGAGTACCTCGCCTACCAAGAGGAGATGGGCCGGGAAGACGCTCTGCCGTCAGACGACTCCCCGGAAGGCATCCAAGCCTGGAATGAACGGATGGCCCGCACAAAGGACGTAGGCAAGGAAGCCGCTGGTCGCCTGGGGGTCTACTGGAACGACTTCGTGATGGGGGCTCCCATTGGCGTGTGGAAGCAGAGCACCGTCCACAACGACGATCTCCTCATGAACCGCAAGCCCACGTTCGGGACCAACGGTGTGATCTCCGCCCCAACGGACCGCTTGATCCCGCGAAGGAGAAACTCCAACACCAAGGTCTTCCGTCTGCCGGTTGACCGCGGCAAGCTGCCGTCGAATCCCCACCCCGATCAGAACAAAACGTGAGGCAGCAATGATAAAGGCCATGTCTTCCTACACGGGATCGCAGCAGCCCCAGAGCGGCGGATACCAGTCGGTCTACAGTCAGAGTGGTGGGCCGAGTGCCTACACTCCCAAGCCCCAGGCTCCCAAGCGGAAGGCTGCTCCTGGTGATGTGTACTCCGCTCGCCGTGCCTGGAAGCAGGCTGGGGGAACCGGCGACTGGCGGGCCTACATGCCTGGGGCTGGCGGATACCAGAACGCCCCGCTGGCCGAACCGGGCGGAATGTCGATGCCAGCGTACGCCCCTCCCTCGCAGCCTGGGACCCGAGGCGGTGCTGCCACCCCCGGCCTGTTGGATGGAGGCTGGGGGCAGCCGAACGCTCGGCCCAGCAGCCCGATCCCTCCTTACGCCGCTGCCCTTCCTCAAGGTGGGTTCAACGCGTCGTACGGCCAGCTTGGCGGTGGCTACGGCTCCACGCCCGACTTCAATCGCCGGGACGCGTTCATCAACAACATCAACGAGACCATGGCCGGGTATCAGGGGAACCAGGGAACCTACCAGGGGAACGACACTCCACCGGCCACATGGGGTCAGGCCCCGCAGTTTGACTTCCCTGCCCTGTGGAAGCAGGCGGGCAACATGGTCCAGAGCGGCTGGCAGAACCCGCTGCTCGGACTGCTCGGGTAAGTGCTATACTTCCGTCCACTCCAACCCCCCCCGAGGAGAGACGATGATCCAGAAGTTCAAGGTCGGTATCTGCACGTTCAGCTACGGCGGCAATGGAGGCATCTCCTCCGAGGTGCCCGACATCCGGGAGTGGATGATCCCCCTGGTGGCTTCGGCCCAGTCCGACCCTCGCATTGACGCCATCCAGGTCTGGAACCTGTCCGACACGCCGATCACCATGACCCGCAACCGGGCAGTGATCCAGGCTCGCCAGAACGGCTGCGACTTCCTGCTCATGGTCGACTCCGACATGAAGCCGGACCTGTACTTCGGCTCCGACCCCCTGGCCCAGCAGTTCTTCCAGTCGTCCTTCGACTTCCTGGCCAAGCACTACCACAAGGGCCCGGCGTGCGTCGGTGCCCCGTACTGTGGGCCCCCGCCGAACGAGTGCGTCTACGTGTTCCGTTGGGCGAACTTCCAGAACGAGAACCCGAATCCGGACTTTGCCCTGGAGATGTACGACCGCCACACTGCCGCCAAGCTGGCTGGCATCCAAGAGTGTGCGGCTCTCCCGACCGGCCTGCTCATGTACGACATGCGGCTGTTCGACATCACCGAGCCGAAGCAAGAGGGTGACAAGCCCTGGTTCTACTACGAATGGAAGGACGTCTACTGCTCGGAGAAGGCGTCGACCGAGGACGTCACCAACACCCGAGACCTGTCCCTCGTTGGCACGCAGAAGCTGGGGTACAACCCCGTGTTCTGCAACTGGGACGCCTGGGCCGGTCACTGGAAGCCGAAGTGCGTCGGCAAGCCCACGCCCGTGGACGCAAGTGCCATCGCCTCCAAGCTCAAGGAGTCATGGGAGGCTGGGTACGACGGCAGTACCAAGCTCCTCGACCTTCGGCCCATCGACAGTCCGGTCGTGCCCAAGGGCGAGATGACTCGGCCCACCGCCCTGTCCCTGCTCCCGGACGGGTTCGACGACATGGGCATGGGGCTTCCGGCCCAGGATGCCGACGCTCTCCGGACCATGATCGAGCGGTTCAAGGAGCAGTTCGGGTACGCCCCACGTGTCCTTGAGATCGGATCGTGGGCTGGCAAGTCAGCCATCATCATGGTCGAGTCCGGTGCCGCCTGCGTCCACTGCATCGACACCTGGGAGGGCTCCAAGAACGACGACGGAACGAAGGCATACACCGGTGCCGTCCCTCCCATCCAGGTGTTCTTCGACAACACCGAGGCGTACAGGCGTCAACTGAAGATCAAGTGGTCCAAGGCTCGCTCGCCCGACATCGCCAAGAACTTCACCTATCCCCCGGTCCCGCACGACATCGTCTACATCGACGCCGAGCATGACTACGACTCGGTCATGGCAGACATCGCGGCGTGGCGTCCGATCGTCAAGTGGGTTGCCGGTCACGACTACCACTCCTTCGAAGGCGTGCGTAAGGCCGTGGCCGATTCCGGACTTGTCCCAGAGGTGCATGGAAATGTCTGGTGGGCCACACCTTGAGCGGCGGGCTTGCCTGACTTGCGGCAAGACCTACGCCCTGGAGCCTAGGTTCTGGCACAAGGCCAAGGATGGCTTTCACGCCCACTGCAAGCGGTGCCGCAACGGCAGCATCAAGAAGAAGCGTGCCGCCAAGCGGAACGAGAAGCTTGAGGAAATCGAGAAGGGTGCCGTCGATCTCTTCCTGGCATCGGCTCGGGTGGGGGGTGCCAACATCCCTCACTCGGCCGAACTGCTGGAAGTGCTCATGCGGTACTTCGGTGGGGCTGGCGGGTTTGCCAACGCCTACATGAAGCAGTTCTTCGACGCTCCATCCGGCGGTGCGTTCCGAACCAAGATGCTCGACACGGTGGTTCGCTTGGTCCAGGCCAACACCGCCATGGGTGGAGCCCAGAAGCCGCTGGAGTTCTGGACTGAAGAAGAACTCCAGAACGAACTGAAGAAGAAGCTGCTGCTTGCGGCCCAGGGCATGAAGCTCATCGAGGTCACCCCAGAGCCTGTCTCCGCACCGGCTGAGCCCGAGCGAGAGACGGCATGAAGAAGCACCCGCCGATCCCTCCACCTCCCATACCCGAGGTGGCAGAGTCGAACATCACGCAGCATGCGATGTCGCAACTGCGTGACCTCCAGGCGGAACTGGCCAATCGCCAGATCGAGGCCCTGCGTCTCTACGAGCCCATGCCCAAGCAGGACGAGTTCCACAGGTGCATGGCGTCCGAGCGGATCGTCATCGGCGGCAACCGGTCGGGTAAATCCCTATCGACGTTCATCGAGGACGCACGGGCGGTCACCGGCCAGGACCCCTACAACAAGTACCCCAAGGAGAACGGCAACCTCGCCATCATCGGCAAGAACTGGTCTCACATCGGCTTGGTCGTTTACCCCATGCTGTTCCGAGCCGGGGCGTTCCGCATGATCCGCGACGAGGTGACTGGTGTCTGGAGGGCATACCGCCCAGCCACAGACGGCCACCGCCTCTTGCAGTCCAAACCCGCTCCTCCTTTAATACCGCCCCGCCTTATTAAAGACATCGCGTGGGTCCAGAAGAACGCTGGGTATCTGAACTCCGTCGAGCTTACCAACGGTTGGCGAATCTTCGTGTTCTCCAGCGAAGGCGAGCCGCCCCAGGGTTTCCAGGCTGACCTTGTCCACATCGACGAGGACATCAACAACGAGCGGTTCGTCGGAGAAATGCAGGCCAGACTCTCTGACCGTAAAGGGAGGTTTGTCTGGAGTGCAATGCCCCATTCGAAAAATGACGCCTTGCTCGGCTTGTGCGAGCGTGCGGAGCGTGTGGCTGACAACCCGGACGCAATCATCCGGAAGTTCACCCTGCGGTTCCTTGACAACGATCACATCGACAACGAGGAGAAGAAGAAGAACGTCGAGCGGTGGTCCGACCTTGGTGTCGAGGAACTCCGCATGCGTGCCGAGGGTGAGTTCACCCACGAATCCACGCTGATGTACCCGACGTTCAACACCAGCGTCCACGTGATCCCGCGTTCGGAACTGATGACAATCCCGGATGACTGGACAAGGTACGTTGCCATTGACCCAGGCCACACGGTCATGGCCGCACTGTTCGGTGCCGTGCCTCCGGGCGAGAAGTTTCTGCTAATCTACGACGAGCTTTACATCCGGGATTGCAACGCACTGATCTTCGGTGAGCACTTCGCCAAGAAGGCCGAGGCTCAATCGTTCTGGTCGTTCATCCTGGACATGCACGGCGGTCGGTTGCGAGACATCGGTGGTGGTCGACTGCCGCACGAACTGTACTCGGAGGAGTTGAGGAAACGGAACATCCGGTCGCGTGCGTCAGGCTACGGATTCATCCCTGGCTCCGACGACATCCCGGCTCGCACGGCCATGGTTCGGCAGATGCTCCACATCCGCGGCGACGGGACGACCAAGCTGAAGTTCTGGGAGGGTGCCTGTCCGAACCTGCTCCGCGAACTGAAGCGATACCGCAAGAAGACGACGACCCTCAATGGACAGACCTACGTGACCGACGAGCCCCAGACGCGGGGCGAGGTCCACGCCTGCCAAGTCCTTGAGTACCTGTGTGCCTACGAACCCAAGTACCACCAACCCCCCAAGGTATTTGGCCCCCGGACCTGGATTGACAAGTACCTCACCGACAAGGCGCGGCGGAAGCGAAGTAGCTCCGATTCGTGCATTGTCCTTGGCCCCATAGGGAAACAGCCATGAACGCCGAGACGAAGGCTTACCAGATGCCCGCCGCCGAAGTGGGCGACTGGGTTCTCTTTTACCCCCACCAGGACGCCGACTCGATCCCGGCCATGGTGACGAAGGTGTCGTCACGCACCCTCACCCTCTGGGCGATCGCCCCTGGGTACGGCGGGATCGACCGGTTCTCGGTCCACCACAAGTCCGACCCCGGCCTCCAGGAGTTCCCGGAGTGGAAGACGACCGGCCTGTGGGAGCACCGCCGCTCGCAGCACGCGATTTTGGCTGAAAAACTGGCTTCCCTGGAGAAGCGTCTGGCTGAAGTTGAGGGTCGCAACCGCAAGTAGGGCACTTACCAGTAGGAGTTCTACATGCACGACAACCCACTTCGGGCCATCTCGGCGTCCTGGCTCAAGCTCTTGAAGCAGGCCAAGGACCACAAGAAGCCCTTCAACGACGATGCTTGGGAAGCCATGCAGTTCTTCTGCGGCGATCCCAACTTCATGTGGGAGAACTCCTACGCCCGTGGGGAACGGGGGTACAACAAGGGCATTGAGCCGCCCCCGTTCCGCATGCAGGTTAACCGGGTGTGGGAGGCCGTCCGCTTGTTTGCGGCGGTCATCCACCACCGGAACCCGACCCGCACCGTCACGGCCCGCAAGTACCCGGCCGTCGAGCCGATGATGCTCGGGATCATGCCCCAGCCTCCGCAGCCAATGATGGGCCCCCAGGGGCCTGTGATCGGTCCGGACGGCCAGCCCGTCATGCTCCCGGACCAGGGCTTGATGATGTACCAGCAGATGCTCCAGCAGCAGGAGTTCTTCCTGAAGAAGCGAGAGCTTGTGTCGAAGCTGCTGGAGGACTACCTGAACTACACCCCCGTCGAACTGAACACCAAGACCCACAATCGCAAGGTGGTGGAAGAGGCGTTCATCAAGGGCGTCGGTGTGTGGTGGCATGAGATGTACGCCCCGGCCGGGTCGGACGTCCAGATGGCTGGGTCGTTCTACGACACCTTCGACAACCTCGTCTGGGACCCGGACGCCGACGACTTCCAGGACATCCGCTGGGCAGCCCGGCGTCGGTGCCAGCCCTTGGACGAGGTGGCGGCACGGTTCAATCTCTCCCGCGAGCAACTCAAGGGCCACCTGGAAAGCTACACCTCCCGTGCGGGCGAGGGCGAGCGTGGCCATGAGTTCAAGAAGAAGACCGGCAAGACGAACGACCTGATCGTCTACTGGGAAATCTACTCCAAGACCGGCTTCGGTGACCGGCTCAAGGGGGCCGAGATCGACGAACGGATCAAGGGCTCGTTCGACTCCGTGGGTCAGAACTGCTACATCGTCGTGGCCGAAGGCGTGGACTTCCCGCTCAACATCCCGCCCTCGATGATGGACGAGCCCATCGAGGAGCCGCTGGACGACGGACTGGGCGGCGTGGGTGGCGAACCCGCCAAGACTGCCGTTCCCCAGAAGCTGTTCATGGCCGCTCAGTGGCCGGTGCCTTTCTGGATCGAGCCCCAGGGTTGGCCGTTCACGCTCTACTCCCTGCACTGGAAGCCTGGGTACTCCTACCCGGTGTCCATGATCCGCCCTGGGATCGGTGAGCTTCGCTTCATCAACTGGGCCATGAGTTGCTTGGCGACGAAGATTTCCATCTCGTCCAAGACTCTCATCGGCGTGGCCAAGGCCGCTGACCCGGAACTCAAGGACAAGATTCTCAACACCTCCGAGAACGGCTTCAACGTCGTGGAAATCTCGGAGGCCATTGGCCGCAACGTCAACGACGTCATCTCGGTGTTCCAGATGCCGCAGGTGACGCAGGACATGTGGCACATCATTGCCGAAGTGACGGCAATGTTCGATCGACGCGTCGGGTTGACCGAACTCGTCTACGGCATGACGCGGAACCAGTTCCGGAGTGCCGCTGAGGCAAACGTCAAAGCGGAGCAGATTAGCGTTCGCCCTGACGACTACGCTAACATCCTCGAGGATTCGTTGTCGGAGTGTGCCCGCAAGGAGGCGTTGCTGGCCCGGTGGTTCGTGCGTCCCGAGGACATCGCTCCGCTCATGGGTCCGATGGCTGCCCAGGCTTGGCAGATGCACGTTCGCAATCAGAACCCGGACCAGATCGTCCGCGAGTACGACTACCGCATCGAAGCCGGTTCGGCACGCAAGCCGAACGTCGCCACTCGCGTCGAGAACATCAACAACGCCATGCAGATTCTCATGCCTGTTGCCCAGGGCATGCTCCAAGCCGGGAAGCCCGAACTGTTCAACGCCCTCATCGAAGACTGGGGCAAGGCTCTCCAGGTGGACGTCGGCAAGTACATCTTGCCCCCGCCGCCACCGCCGCCACCACCACAAGGCCCCGTCGAGGGCCCGCCACCACAGGAAGGACCACCCGATGGACAGCGCTGACAACATCCGAAAGCTACTCAAGGACGGAAAGGCTTGGACACGCAAGGAGGGGCAAGACCCCGAGGGTGGTCTGAATGAGCGTGGCCGGGCAGCCTACAACCGTGCCAACGACGCCAACCTCAAGCCGCCGCAGCCGGAAGGTGGCCCTCGTCGAGACTCCTTCTGTGCCCGGATGCAGGGGATGAAGGAGAAGCTGACGAGCAAGGAGACGGCCAACGATCCCGACAGCCGCATCAACAAGTCGCTGCGGAAGTGGAACTGCTGACCCAACCCCCCGAAAAGGAAGTCAGATGCAAGCCGAACGCGACATGGAAGTTCCCGCAGAGATCGCCTCGTCCCCACGGTCCGTCCAGGATCACTACCGGAAGATGATCCGGGATGGCCAGAGCGAGCGGTTCGCGGTCATGTGTGCCTTGCAGGTCGCCCCCGGAACGCACGGCTGTGACCGGGCGTTCATGGAGGGCCGCATGAACAACCAGCAACTGGATGACATGCCAGAGAACCAAGCCAAGTACATCGCCCGCGAGGCCCGTGGTGCTGGCATCTCGATCGAGGGCAAGTACTACGTTGGTGGTCTGGCTGACGGGCGAGGCTGGAGGGACCCGGAAGCGTGGGTGTCCTCGACCGACGACATCCTCAAGGTCGCCAAGAAGCGGCGTCGGATGGTTCAGGGCAACGTCAACTACGACCCCGGCCCCGAGGCCCCGCAGCGAAAGGTGATGAGCGAGCGTCTCATCAAGGAGTACGTGGCCAGGGAACGCAAGACCGATCGGAAGAGTTCCGACGCTGACCTGCGTGCCAAGGTGATCGAGAAGCACGCCTACAAGGCCAAGGGGCGATGAGCAACTACCGCTACTTCCAGATGAAGCGGGACGACGAATCCGAGTGGATTCGCAAGAACCCCATTCTTCAACCTGGAGAGCCGGGGTTCTCGCGGGACACGAACACCATGAAGGTTGGGGACGGAATCCTGCGATGGTCGGAACTGCCCAGGGCACTGGGTTCAGCGGGTGCTATTGCCGTGCTTTCCGAGGGGGTCACCACTCCGCTGGTGATTGACGTCCAATGACCGCCGCCATGACGTTTCAGACCCGCGTGGTGATCGACCACATTCGCGGGACATCGTCTGCGCTTGCAGCAGCCAACCCGGTCGTTGGGTACGGCGTGTTCGTCATGGAGACCGACGCCGATCGAGGGAAGTTCGGGGACGGCCTCACGGCCTACAACGATCTTCCGTACTTTGCGGGCGAAGCTACCTGGGCCTCACTGTCGGGCAAGCCAGCCAGCTTCACTCCATCGTCGCACGCGTCCACGCACGGCTCGGCCGGTGCCGATCCAATCACCGTCGCCATCAGTCAGGTCACCGGCCTCCAGACTGCCCTGGATGGCAAGCAGGCTACTGGCAGCTATGTCCTGACCACCGACTCCAGGCTGTCGGACTCGCGAGAGTGGTCGGCAGCCACGGTCACCCAGGCCCAAGCGGAGGCGGGCACGGGGACGACTCGTCTGGCGTGGACCGTGCAGCGAGTGTGGCAGGCAATTGCCGCATGGTGGGCGGCTTCTGCGGACAAGACGAAGCTTGACGGCGTGGCGGTCGGTGCGACGGCCAACTCGTCAGACGCTCACCTCTTGAGCCGAGACAACCACACCGGGACGCAGGTCGCCAGCACGATCAGCGACTTCTCCACGGCAGCAGTCGCGGCGGTCACCTGGACGACCCTGACCGGCAAGCCGTCGTTCGCCACCGTAGCAACAACCGGTTCCTACACGGACCTGTCCAACACCCCGGCTGCGTACACGCTCCCAACCGCCACTGCCTCTGTCCTTGGTGGCGTGAAGATCGGTTCGGGCATTAGCATCGACGGCAATGGCGTGATCTCGGCATCTTCTGGATACACGCTCCCGATCGCATCCGCTTCCGTCCTGGGGGGCATCAAGATCGGTTCGGGTTTGTCCATCGACGGCTCTGGCGTGGTGTCTGCGGCCGGAACGTACACGCTGCCAAACGCCACGACCTCGACGCTCGGTGGCGTGATCATCGGCACGGGGCTGGCAGTGTCGTCGGGGACGGTCTCGGTGACCTACGGCACGAGCTCGAGCACTGCATGCGTCGGTGACGACGCGCGGCTCTCAGACGCAAGGACGCCGACGGCACATACGCAGGCTTGGTCGACCATCACGAGCACGCCTACGACACTTGCTGGATACGGCATTACCGATGGGCAAAAGACGATCACCAGCGGCACGGCCGCCCCGTCCGGCGGGAGTTCCGGGGATATCTACCTGAGGTACTCCTAATGAACTTGTCCGCTCTCGCCGCGAAGATCCGCGAGCCGCAATACGCCGGGCTCTCCGACCAAATGCTGGCCGACGCGATCAACGGCCTCCGCGTCTCCGTGCGTCGCCCGGTGCCGACTTGGGCGATCCGGCAAGCGGCAATCGAGGGGGGCTACTGGGTCTCGCTTCTCGATGCCCGTGAGTCTTCGACCGCTGCCGTCCGCTCGCTCGCTCTGTCGGTCCTCGCGTGGATCGACGATCAGTCGGGGACGATTCAGACCGTCGATCTCGACAGGCCCGCGGTGGTCGCCATGAGGGCCGCGCTCGTGTCGGCGGGGATCGTGACGCAGCAGCAGGCCGACGCGCTGTCGTCGCTTGCCGACCAGTCGATCCCGTGGACGGAGTCGGTCGGTCTGCCAGAAGTCGGGATCGGGCTCATCATCAACGCTCGGAGAATCGGCAATGGCTGACCTAAAGCTGGCATACGGCACCGCGAGCGATGTGACAATCACGCTGGCGAGTCTTGCGAGCGACACGAACCTGTTGACGGGCCGCGAGTCGACGGCAGTGGATAACACATCGTCGCTCGTCCTCGACTACCTCGTATCAGGCAAGATCACGGCTGGCACGGCACCGACGAACACCGGATCGAAGTCCATCGAGGTATGGGCAGTCGGCAGTTGGGACGGCACAAACTGGCCTTCGGTGTTTGACGGAACTGACTCGGACGAGACGGTAACGAGTGCCGACATCAAGGCCAGCGTTTGCCGGTTCGTTGCGGCGATGGCTTGCGACACGACAGCCGACCGCTCCTATTTCTTCGGGCCTGTGTCTCTCGCCGCTGTGTTTGGCGGGACGCTGCCGCCGAAGTTCGTGTTCTTCGTGACGCACAATCTGCGGACGACAACGCCAACCGGCGTGGCTCTCAATAG